TCGTCAGGGCCGTCCGCTCCGCGGTCGGCGGGGGGGGGGGGGATGCGGTCGTTCACGCCTCCTCCTCTGGCGCCGGGATGACAATAGATGCGAGGTCTGCCAGGGTCGGGTGTCCGTCCCAGCACTGATCCGTCACCCCTGGGGAGCGGGGCGAGAGCCGGATCTCCATGATCCCGTGGATGTGGTCGTGGTCGAGGACCCAACCGTGCTCGGCGAAGAAGTCCGCGGCGATGATCGAGGCACGCTCCTCATCGAGATGAGGTAGCCAGGGGGCGATGGCCACTCGGACGGCGTGCTCGTGGGCAGCCAGAACCAGGCGGGTGAGGGCCGAGTCGTCGTAGGTGGCAAGTTCGCTAGACACCAGCACCGACAACCCTCCACCGGAGAACTCGATGGACTCGGTGATCGAGAGAGGGGTGTGGAGGTTGTAGAGGCGGGCGATCGAGGCCAGCACCTCTACGCAGCGGCTCTCGTCGTCCGTCAGACTCCGGGGCTTGCCCGCGGCCTTGAGGTTGCGTTCGAGCCACTCGGCGTGGGTGCCGTTCATCTTAGGTCCTTTCCATCATGGATCGAGATAGGATAATCCTCCCCGATCTGGCGGTTGATGTCGCGCTCCACGTCCTCAACGAGACGCCGGAGAATCCACCGCATGAATGTCGAGCGTCGTTGGAGTTGGCGCCACATCAGGGTTCGAGCGGCGCGCATGCCGTTGTCGTAGGTCAGGTCAGTCATCGGTATTGGCGTTGTAGTCGATCCGGTCGAGCGCCACGACGGCGGCCCTGGTGAGGTCCTCCGCCATGATGAGGGCTTCCCTCGGGGTGAGGGTGGTCGTGGAGATCGGGACACCCTTGAGGTAGTCCAGCGCCACAGGGACCATGACTCCTTCTTCGCCGTCCCAATGGGGGGAGAGGAAGCGGACGGGGCGGGGTTCTTCGCTCATCGCGCCTTCTCGATGGCATCGAAGGCGAGAGCGGTGCCCAGGGAGTTGCGAGCCGCTACGACCTGCTCGTAGGAGGGGTGGTCGCGGTTCTGCTCCACCCAGGACGACAGGGCCTTGTGGGTGTTGGCGATGGCCTCGATGGGGTCCTTCGCTGGGGCGCCGTGATTCGTGCACGGGCCGTGGTGCATGTCGTTGCCCTTGCAGCCGGGCGTGAGGCAGGCATCCATCAGTTCTCGATCCCGTCGAAGTCCACGTTGGTGTCCCAGGAGTGGCCGCATTGGTTGCAGCAGAAGGAGGTCTTGTAGACCCCGGCTTCCATCCACTCGTTCTCGGACCAACGGCCGTCGGTGAGGTCGCGGACGAAGCCCACTTCCTTGTCGGCTCGGAGGCTGGTGCTTCCGCAGCGGCGGCATGAGGGGGTTCGTTCCATGTTGTTCTCCTGATCTGCTATTCGGTTGATCTGGGGAATAGCGTATCAGACGGGTGTGACGCCCCCACCCTCCTCTGGGGCGCCGGGTTGATAATACGGCATCAGCCGTCGTACTCCTCGATCCACGCCAAGGTGTCCCGCACCCACTCGGGGAACAGATCCTCGGTCCAGCGCAGGCCCAGGCGTTGGCATCTGCCAACAGCGTCCTCGCGGAGCCGGGTGAGATCGTAGGTCATGTCGCCAGAGCGCTCCGAGATCACGCTACATTCTGCAGCAAGCCACGAGGCCATGAGGGCGCGCAGTTCGTGAGTGGTGACGCTGACGCTCGGCACCGGAGGACGCAGACCGAGGGCGCGGCGGGACTCGCTCATGACAGCCACATGCTGACTTGATCCGCTGCGATCGTAGCGCAGATGGCAAGCACGGCCAAGAGCGCACATACTACGATGAGCCTTGCGGTCTTGGGGTCCTTCTCGACCAGGCGCAGGAACCACTCACCCATCTCGGTCTGCCTTCCACTCGCCGTCGGCGTTCATCCGCCACCGGGTGCCGTCGGCCTCGTTGACCAACAGGTAGTCCTTGGGGTGGCGTGTCGTGACGCTCGCCGACACCATGGGGGCCTCCCGCTTGGCGATCCCGGCCGTGACGCCGCAGTCCGCGCAATCGACGGAGTAGTGCTCCAAGGTGGCGTAGAGCAGGTGGGTCGTCTTGGCGCCGTCCTTCCCGCAGTTCAGGCAGGGCGCGTGACCGTTGCGGTGAGGGTTCCTGTAGGTCCCCTGCATGGCGGCGTTGATAATACCCTTGAGGTCGTCAAGGGCGGAGTCGGCGTCGGGGTGTTCAGCGAGGCGCACCGTCTCGATGACGTAGCCCATCCAGAACCCCATCTGGTCGGCCCCTTGGGTCTTGCCCATGGAGTAGGCGTCGGGGGTGTTCATGGCAGGAAGTCCTCCTCGTAACCGTGGACCGGGCAGCGGCCCTGAGCGTCCACGAAGCGGGTGCAGTGGCGGCGGAAGATCCACCAGCCGACCCGGTGCAGGCAGATGATGCGCTGGGTGGGCAGCCGTAGGACGTAGCAGTTGCAGGTCCCTCCGAAGTTGTCCATGCAGTCAGCGGAGTGGGCGCTCATGGCTCGACCATCCCGTTCCTCAGGAGAGCGAGAACGATGAGCCTCGCCATCATCCTCTCGTTGATGCCAGGGTCGCCACCGTCGGCGAGTTCTCGGGCTACCACCGCGGTGGCGGGGTGCTCGTTGAAGCCTTGGGCACCCGTGCAGTCAGGGTGGCCACAGTGGTCCACGCCGGGGCCGTGGATGCAGGGATCGCTCATCGGTCGAGTCCAATCGCTAGGGCGAACTCATCGAGCAGGGCGACGATCGACTCGATGGGGGCCTGCACGATGGCGTCCCCCGATCGGCCCGCGGTCACCTTGAGGGTGTCTCGCACGATGTTCGCCTCCACGAGAATGTCGATCCTGGCGTCGAGTTCAGCCTTGGCTCGCTCGACGGCCTCGTTCTTGCGCTCCACCTCTGCCTGGCGTTCATCGATACGAGCCTGGCGTTCGGCGGCCTTGTTGGCCATCCGGGTCTGGACGCCGACGTGAAGGCCACAGAGGCCGTGGCCCTCCTTGGCGGGGCGGGCGCAGATCTCGGTGCTCAGGTACAACTCGATGCACGGCCTGGCGCCTCGGACGACCCGAGGTGCCTTCCCGGTGCGGTGCAGCGTGATGGCCTCGGCGGCATCGGCGTGGGCGGCGTCGATCCAGACCCACCACTGCTCTCGGCCATCGAGACATACCCCCGCTACCTCAGGGCCGATGCCGACGGCCTCACGGACCGTCTCGAAGGAGCGGCAGGTGGCACGGTCGAAGGCTGGCTTGAGGCGGTTGTCGGTGGAGAGGCGCCAGCCGTCGAAGCCGTCGCGTCCACTGTTCCCCAATACGGGGACACCGAGGGTGCACGCGAGGTCGTGGCCGTTGATGACGCCACGGTTCATGGCCCCGCCTCGTCCACGGCGGCACACAGGGCTTCAATGGCGTCAGCCAAGCCCCACTCGGAGTAGGTCTTGCGTTGGAAGGGAACGCAGAGCCGTCGGATCTCCTTGGCGGCCTCCACGACGGGGGCCTGTTGCTCGGCACGCCAGAGGTCGCTCTGGTAGTGGCCGGTGCGGCAGGACTCGTGGGAGAGGGCGCCGTCGATGTCATCGAGGCCCTCGTTGCCGTCGCCAGGGTTGCAGCAGTAGCGGCACTTGGGTTCGGCCATGGCGGCATCCCACCCCTCGTCGTAGCGCTCCTGATAATAGGAGGAGGTAACGACCTCCAACTTGCAGATGCCGTCGGCGGGTTCGCCACACACGGTGCAGGGGTCGGGGAGGCCATCGGTGCAGGGGCAGACGAGATCAGGCATCTTGGGCCTCCACGGTGGGGCCGGGGAAGCCGCTCGCTCCGGCGATGAGGCCGGGGAGGTCAATGAGGGCGATGCCCATGAGGACCATTGGCTCGTTGGGGTCCACCAGGCGCCAATCGCCAGACGCCTCCCGGTTGCGGTGACGCCACAGGCGCCAGGGAAGCCGGTAGACCACGCAGCCATCACGGTCGCGCTTGCGTCGAGCCATGATGCCGTTCTCGACGTAGAACTGCCGGGCCTCCTCGGGGTCGCGAGTCATGGCGCAGTGCATCTCGGTGGTGATGGGGACGCGCTTCGGGTAGGTGAAGGGCCGGGCGTTCACGATGCAGCGACCGCCGGGGCCGGGCAGTGTCAGGGGGATTCGCACGTTAGCCATCGTCCACCTCGATGCCAAACAGGGCCGCGGTCTTGGCCCACATGGTGCGGTCGGCGAAGAACATGAACCCGTTGTCGAGTTCGAGCCAGCCGCGGACGGTGGGCTGGTACTCGGTGTTGGTCGGGCGGAGCACCTGGGGGAGCATGGTCCACTCCTTGAGGTGGGGCGGCTTCTTCGAGGCAAGAGCGGCGACGCGATCCTCGACGGCCTCGCGCCACTCGCCAGGGGCGATGGCGTAGAGGGTGGCGCGGGAACGAGGGGCGGGGGGGTTGATTTCTTCCTCACCCTTGCGCCAGCAGTCCGGGGCCTTGATCTTGCTGTAGAGGACCTCGAACTCCCAGGCATCGAGGTCGCCGGACTCAGCGGCCTTGGCGATCTTGTTCAGCGCCTTGGGTACGGAGCCGAACTCGAACTCAGCAGCGCCCATGTAGTCGAAGCGGAAGATCCCGTTGAGGAGGCTCATGGCCTCGTCGCTGAGTCCACCGTTCTTGTAGCCGCCGCCGAAGGAGAACGGGTTGTCCCCGAGGGGGCCGGGGTTCTCGAAAGGCGGTTCGAGCCGCTGGATCAGGTAGGACGAGTGGCGTAGCGGCGTCTGGGTGATGGTCATGGTGCTCCTCTCATTGGCGTGCCAGCACAATACCATCTAGGTGTGACGCTATTCCTCTGGCGCCGGGAGTGGCGGGTACTTGGCCTCACCGAAGGCGAACTGCTCGATGTGGCGGAGCCGGTCATCGGTGCGACGGTTCCACCATGAAGGGACCTCGATGTGATCGGTCAGCCGGGCTTCCAGAGCCTCGACCCTTGCTTGGAGGTCTGAGAGTTCACTCATCGTAGCCATCTCCCTCTGGGGCCAAATCGTGGATCGAGATAGGTTCGGGCCGGGGGGCAGCCTTGGCGAAGTTGAAGATGATGACGACGCCCTCAGGCTCGACTTCCTTGTCCGCCCAGGACACGAGGCGCTCCGCGGTGGCGGCGTCGAGATCGGCGTAGTCCTCGTTCTCGTCGTCGGCCGCGGCGTAGCGGTCGGAGCACTCCTGGCAGCGCGCCCAGAGCACCGTGGTGTTCGTCTCGGCCTGCTGGAAGTAGGCGAGGGCGTTCACGTCGTGATGCAGCGCGCCGCACGCGGCACACTGCCGGGGGATGTCGGTCGCCAGGATCGTGTTGACGTACTCCAAGGCGTAGACGCCGGGGACGCCGATCTTGGCGAGGTCCTTGGCGAAGGAGACGGCCTGGCTGACCATCTGACCACGCTCCCACTCCTCGCCTCGCGGGTTGGTCGAGTTGGGCTTGCGCTTCTTGCTCATTCGTCAACTCCATCTTGCTGGCGGCCGCCCATCGTGGCGATGTCCTCGATGAAGCCGTAGGGGTCGTCGTGGGTGCTCTTGATCCGGCCGATGCGCGTCCACGCACCACACCACTCAGCCGAGCGGACCCAGGGCCACACCGTCTCGGGCATCGCCGAGTCGATGGGCATGTCGGGATGCAGGTTGGGCACCACGACCGTCGGAGGAACCCGGCGACACAGACCGCCGTAGTCGTTCGAGCGATCGAAGTAGACGCAGTGCTCGCAGGCGGGGCGGTAGGGGGTGGGGGCTTCTTCGGTCATCAGTCAAACCTCATCTTGGCGGCCTCGAAGGCCGGGCGGTTGATCACCGAGATCGCCATGAGGCGCGCTCGGGTGAACACCAACAGGTCGTTCTCCACGGCTGTCTCGATCATGTTGAGATCCATCCCCACGGTGTAGATCGGGTTGTTGTCCTCGTCAGTGGGAAGCGCCGAGCGGTCGGCGTAGCCCAGCACCGTCATCACGCCGTCAGTGATCTCGTAGGAGTCGATCTTGCCGATGATCCCCCCACCGACATAGGGGTCCCGAACAGGGCTGACCACCGGGATCGGGAAGTGCTCGACGTAGATGGCGCCGGACTTCACCACGCGATCGTCCACCGTGGGGATGTCGAACCAGCACACCGGGGCGATGAAGGGGTCGTGGTAGTCGGTCATGGCTTCCTCTGGTGGTGACGGCATCGAGTGGGCCGCGGGATTCGGGGATACCCGATAGCCGAACAGCGGACGTAGACGAAGGGCCTCATCGCGGGATGTACCTCCTGATCTTCTCGCCACAGTGGTTGCACTGGTACACGTCCTCCTCGTCGCCGTCCCACCAATCCTCGTAGGTGCGAAGGAAGGTAAGACTGCGGTGGCCGCAGACCAGCCACTCGGAGAGATCAGCGTTGGGCAACGGAGCATCGAGATAGCAGTAGGGGAACCGATCGAGGTCTTGGCCGACAGGGCAGCGCGTGTAGACCCCGAGCCACCAGGCCCACCCCATGTCGGGGCTGATGATCCACCAGCCGCCCAGGACGTGGTTGAGCCACTCGGCGTCCGTCTCCCACGGGTCATCGAGCATCTCGGAGTGGTGCTGGGTGGCGTAGGCGCGCACGATGTCGCCCATGAGTGCCAGGAAGTCGTTCATGATTCCTCACAGACGCAGCGAACCACGATGATCCGCTGACCGAACTCGTCGCCCTCAATCTCGTGACCGCCGCCGCAGGTGCGGCAGGGGAGGTCGGCGAGTTGCTCGGCCGCCCACTCGTGGAGTCCGGGGAGGGGAAGGTGCCGGGGGACCTTGGGTGGCGTGCGGCCGAAGCCGATGATCTCGTCACGGGCATGGACCATGACGTTGATCACGAGTTGGTCGTTGGCCATCATGCCGCCACCGTGCCAGGAGGCACAGAGGTGGATGAAGGCAGCCTCCTCCAAGCGGTTGGGCCGCTCGGAGAGGAACTCGTCCATGGTGGCGATGTGGGGGGCGGGGGTCATGATGCCGTCCTCGTGAAATCGACCTTGGCCAAGCGAACCAGATCACACTTAGGTCCGGGTGGTTCCCGATAGGGGAGCGCCGCTACACGATCGATGTGCTCCAAGAGCCACCACGATTCGCAACGGGTCCAATCTTGGGACCCTTCACGGACGTGGCCATTGACAATCCTCAAGCGATGAGGCAACCACATCTCGACCCAGCCATCCCCGTCAGGCTGCCCGTCGCGGTGGCAGGTGCGAGCAGACAGGCGGCAGTCGAGACGCTCAGGTGTCCATTGGAGATCCACCAACAGCCCCGACTCGGTGGGAATGAACACATCGGTCCATGGGCCGAACTTGCCGTCACCCTGACCGCCGAGGGTTCTCTGAACAGGGTTCGGCTCGGGGTACTCATCATCATCTGGGCACACCAACATGCAGGCTGGGAAAGGGCGCCCAGCGATGGTCACGGTGGAGGTGGGATAGTCGAGGTGGATGTCGTCGTTCACCGGGCCTCCTCGAAATCCTCTTGGACCCACTTGCCCAGGGTCTTGAGGGCGTCGTTCCAGCCCGCAAGTTGGTTGTTGAACCATTCATCGCCAGGCTCTCCGACGTGTCGCTCCATCTCGCCCAACATGGCATGAAGGCGCGGAACGGAGAGTGCCGGGGTGTCCTCGTGGATGACCCAGCCGGTCGAGCGACAGTCGTCGCAGTCGTAGCGCCAGGGAAGTTGTTCCAGGCCGCGCTTGACCACGATGTCGCCCGTGCCATCACAGGAGGGGCACTCAGTAGCCAGGAAGCCGGTCGTCTGGGGAGTCATCGGTGCTCCTCGATCCTGCGATAGAGGTCACCAAGGGCGCCAGCGTCGATGCCGCGGACGTTCTTGTTGATCCACTCGTCCACCGAGTTCATCAGCGGGTCGCGGGGCGTCTCTCGTTCCGCGATCACGACGGTCGGCATCAAGCACTCGACCGCCTCGGGGCTGGCCTTGATCCGATTGATCAGCAAGGCCGCCTTTGCCCGATGGGGACGCTCGTCGCCGGGATTCGAGCCAAGGAGGTCGTCAATGAACCCCTCCACAACCATCTCGATGGGGGTGAGGTCGCTCATCGTGGCACCATCCCGAAAGACAGGCCGGGGCGAGGGGTGGCCTCGCCGCTCTCGAACGCCTCGTCAACCACGGCATCGATGGCATCGGCCATCTCGCGGTAGTCCTTCGGGGCGCAGGTCCGGCGGGCGTGATCACGCAGCGCCCAGACGATGGAGTCGGCGTCGTTGGCGGGCACGCGGATGATCACGTCGCCGCCGTCTGCATGGACTTCGATGGGGACGCTCACTTGATGCGCCGATCGTCTCCGCGTTGCGCCAAGCAGGCGTCGCACAGGACGATGATCCATGAGCCACCGCGCTCGGCACCAGGGGCGCCGCAATCCTCGCAGGTCTTGAACGACAGGGCCTCGGCAGCGTTGATGGCTGCATAGAACGGGCTGTCGCGAAAGTCGCCGTCGAAGTCCACGGTGCTGCTGGCGTAGAAGCGCAGGCCGCCGAACTTCGCCTTGACCTGTTCGATCGTGTAGTCGGGATCGATGGCCGCGAGTTCTTGGTCGAGGTCGAGGATCAGGTCGATCCAGCCGGGGCCGACACTGATCATGCCGGGTGGCCTGCCACCCAGGCGTGCCAGGAGTGGGGCCAGGCGTTCTCGTTTGTCGTCGTTGCTCATGTTGGTGCTCCTTCCATCTCGTCTTGTCGGTCGAGCCGTTTGATGAGGCCCTTGGTGTTCCGGTAACCGCGACCCTTGCCGCCGGTGGATGCCGTGAACACCTTGTGTCTGCCTTTGGTGAAGCAGATGTGGCCTCCGTTGGTTAGGTGATGCCTCCAACCTCTGTCGGTTGCCCACCGTATGATCTCTGTTCTCGCTTTCGCCATCGTGATCTCCTCTCCGTCGTGCCGAGATAATACCACATACCCCTGACGAGGGCTAGACCAGCCACCATACAAGCAGCCCCACGACTGTGCCGCCGACGAGGAACCCGAACAGGTAGCCAGCCATGAAGGGGGCGAAGCCGGGGCCATACTCCTCACGAGCGTCGGTGAACTCCTCGCGCATCATCTCGAAGAACGTCTCGTCGGTGCTCACGGTCGCCCCTCATCGATGAAGTCCATGAACGCTGCCATGACTTCGCGATAGGTGGAGGAGTTCTCATCGAACGGCTTGTGGGCAGCGCCCATCCATGCGATGCGGAACTCAGGCTCGGTCTGCTCGGGGTAACGCTTGAGGATAGGGAACTCCACGAACAGGTGGTCGCGCATCTCGTCGGCCGGACGCAGGTGGGGGTTGCCCGAGAGCCACTCGTCCGACGCCAGATAGGGGCGGTGGCGCACCGAGAAGCAGTAGTAGACGTAGAGGTCGAAGTCGATGACCGCTACGGCGTACATCTCCCACTCGCGATCGGCCGTCTCGTAGCCGGTGTAGCCCTGGGGGTGGTACAACTCGTAGCCCGAGTCCCACCACTCTGCCAGGAGGTCAGCCCCATCAAGGGGTAGGTGATCAGTCACGCTTGTCCTCCATCCAACGGTGGTCGCACGACTTGCAGACGCGCCCGATGAACACCGGCTTTGTCGCGTGCTCGCCGAACACGAACCGCGAGGCGATGGCCATGCTGCCGCACTCGGGGCACTTCGGGTAGTCCTTCATCCGTCTGCCTTCCGGTCGAGCCATTCCTCGACATCGAAGATGGACCAGGCGCGGCCGTCGCCGTCATCGGGGCCGAAGCCACGTTCGCCCCAGATGTCGGAGGTGATGTCGATGCTGCCAGCCCACTTGGTGCGGAGGGCCTCAATACACATGGCCCATTGAGCGTCAGGCTCGATGTCGTACCACTCATCGCCATCCCACCAATAGTCGCCCTCCTTGAACCCGCTGTAGGGGAAGTCGTGGGCGAATCCCCGCTCCTCCTTGTCGCGAGCCTGGCGCTCCTCGTGGTAGGCGCGGTTCTCAGCCTCCTGCTCGGCGGTGTAGTGGCCGCAGTGTTCGGGGCCGGGGGTCCACAGTCCAGCGTCCTTGGCCAGCCCAGCATTGGGGAACCCCTCGCACACGCTGTAGGACATCACCACGGGCGATGCGTCGGTCTTGCGAAGGAGGGCCATCACATCTTCCCACCCCTGGTTGGCTCGCAGGACGCGATCCTCGCGGCCGACCTCGATGATGTCGGCGAGCCATTCGCGGTGCTCGCCCTCGACGTAGCCGTGGACTTCGCAGGTGGCGTGGATGCGGGCGAGCAACTCGATGGCATCGGACCCCATCACCAGGGCGGTGTTGAGGATGATCTGCCAGGGGGAGGGGCGGTAGCCATCGAAATCGAAGGTGGCGCTGTCGAACCCGACGTTCCACCACGTCTTGAACGAGTCCATCCAATGCTCGTCCTTGATGGTGCCGTTGCGGAGGTAGTGGTCGGCGGGCACGAGGCGCTCGTAGCGCTCGCGGCCACCGAACGAGTCCCGCAGCATGGAGAGCGTCATGTCGGAGGTGACTCCTCCGGCGTAGGCGCGCTCCGACCCGCGGAGTTCGGCGTCGCCATCGACGGAGTGGAAGGTAACTCGGCTCATAGCAATGATCCCTTCACGATGTGGGTCATTCCATCACGCTGATGGTCGAACGAGTGGACGTAGGCATCGGCGACGCCCAGGTAGTTCAAAGCCTTGACCACCAATTCGCCCTGCTCCTCGTTGTAGACGTAGACCTCGATGTTGAGGCCGACGATCTTCACCCACGCCGCGTGGGCGCCGGAGATCGCAGCGAGGAAGGTCTTGGCCGCCGTCTGGTAGCCGCTCGTGTTCGTCTCGGCCCGGATGAGGGAGTGCCACAACTCGCGGTCGTGGGCGCCGAGGGCGGCCGTGATGCGGCCCTGCCACTCGGTGGCGGACTGCGCCTTGGGCGCCTCGAAGGAGGCAACCCGGATGGCCTCGATGGTGGGGGCGAGATCAACGGTCATGGAAGGTGTCTCCTTGGGGGTCGCCGGGGAGATCATCGATCCCGTCCAGCACCTCAGACATGAACTTGGCTCGGTCGAGACTCTGTTGGCTGAGATTGGTCAGCGTCGTGCGAACATCGCCACCTCGGGCCAGGGCCATCTGAGCAACCATGGTGAAGGCGGTCATCAGCATGAAGGAGGCTTCGTCGGGATCAGCAGCGGCGTCACGAGCGATCTTCTCGGTGACGCCATAGTCCGCTGTCGAGACAGCCGTGGCGGCCTCAGTGATCTTGGAGAGCGCCTCGGCGAGCGGGAGAGGTTGGACGGGACTAGCCATTGGTCGGCTCTCCCTTGTCCTTCTCCTTCTCGTCCTTCTTCTCGGGGAGAGGGTCGAAGGAAGTGGGGCCGTAGTAGGCGCGGTTGGTGGTGATCTTGCCGTCCTCGCCAATGACGAGCAGGTCGCGGAAACTCATGAGCAGCACTCCTGATGATCGGGGGGTTGGTGGCGACGAAGGAGTTCCAGAAGGGCCTCCTCGTCGTCGGAAGTCAGTTCTCGGGGTGCCGTCATGGTGGCGAGGTATGCCCCACCAGCGTCGAGACGCCGGGCGGTGCCGAGTAGGTCGTAGGCCATCTCCACCATCTCAGCGGTGGTCATCTCGACCTGCATGACTCCTGAGCGGGGACAGCCGTTGTCATCGATGATGTAGAAGCCGACGCCAGCGGTGCCGTCGGAGGACTCGTAGCGCAGGGCCTTGATGATGGAGGGATCGATCTCAGGCATCGTCGGACTCTGCAGCGATCAGGGCGTCGAGTTCGGCGGCGTCACGAGTGAGGCCGTCCAGATGCAGGTTCGCGACTCCCCACATCACCGTGTGGATGATGTCCCCGGCCGACCGGCCGAAATCGGGCTGCAGGCTCCGCATGTTCGTGGGCGGCGTCTTGGCTGCCACCTCGTTGGCCATCTTGTGGAGGGCCGCAGCGATGGCGTCGCGCTCCCCATAGAAGTGCTCGGTCCGGTTGCTGATGAGGGTGTAGGCGATCTCATCCATCATGAGGCACCGTCATCACGAGGAGCGAGTCCACGTCGGTCGTGTCGTTGACGAAGCCGGAGAGCCACTCGTCGCGGCCCATCTTGAGGTCGCCGAAGTAGGTGGCGTTCACGGCGCACCAATCGGCAAGTTCCTCGGCGGTAGCGAACACAGGCGACTGAGGGGAACCCTCGGAAGTCGTCTCCCAGAGTTGCCAGCCATCACCAAGGGGAGGCTCGTAGCCCTCGATGTTCTCCTTCTCCTCGCGCTGCTCGTCGGTGGCGATGTTGCCGTGACCACCGCAGACCTCGCAGGTGTAGGGAACCCCAGCGCGCTCACATGCGGCCTCGACCACGACCCAGCAGTTGATCGAGTCGTGACCAAGGGACTTGAGGGACCAGCGGTTCACTTCCTCAGCGGTGACGGGACGCTCGTGGGCGACCCAGCGATCAGCGCCCTTGGCGTCTGGGTTGAAGTCGTGCGTGAGATCACGCAGGCGGTCGGCCTTGATGAGAGCGTCCACGTCCTCTTGAGCGAGGTGGTGGGACCATGAGGCGTTCCAGAGTTCACACAGCCGCACGCACTCCCTGGCGATGGCTCCCTCTCCGCTCCCGTAGTAGCCGGGGGAGTTGGAGACGTTGCGCTCAGCGAAGGCGCGGACCTCGGGGGTCGCGGCAGTGAAGGGCGTGGAGCCGGTTTCTGACGGGTTGAACGGAACGTGCCCGTACCAGCGGTCCTTCAAGAGCCGGGCATGGAGGGCGTTGCCTGTGCCGCGGCACGAATGGCACTCGGGGAAGTGGTAGTCATCCCACGGCTCGATGTAGCCCTTCCAGACTTCACCTCTCGGCCAATCGAAGTCGAGTGGCACTCGCTTGCATGTCCTATGTCCCATGGTGTCAGTCCTTTCGTCGGAGTGGGATTACAATACCACTCAGGTGTGACGCTACCCTTCGTCCTCGTCCCACCAGGCCCGCTCCTCCTCGGGGAGTAGCGCCGGGTCATCGATCACGTCGATGGTGTGGCCCTCGATGGGGCGCAGGCTGAACTCCCAGCCGTCGCTGTAGTCCACCATGACCTCGCCGACGGGTTTGCCGTCAACCATGAGCGGCCACCACTTTCCCCACAGCGCGGACTCATCGATGTTGTTACGGCCCTCGATGGAGGCGCAATCGTCGGAGTGGGTGGTGAAGGTGACCTCAGGCATCTTCCTTCTCCATCATCCGGCGCCCAACCTCATCGATGGCATCGAGGGCACCCTGGTAGAAGTTGGGTCGCACCGAGTCCACCGAGGCGCGCTTGTAGTCGTTGTGCACGAAAGCCGGGATCATCTGCAAGCGCTCGATCTCATCGAGCAGCATCCCCACGACATCCCAGGCGGGATCGGGGACGCGCTCTGCGGCGTCCCAGGACTCGATCTCCCCTTGGGCGAAGTCATTGCAACGCTCTCGCGCCGCTGCCACCGTGGTGGGCGGCTTGTAGGTGTGCCCGGATGGGGTGGGGGTGTTCCAATTCGCGGTCATTGCTCTCCTCGGATCAGGCCCCAGGCGCCGATGGCGCCGAAGGACGATGTGATGAACAGGCTCGGCCACGCACCAACGTGAATGGCCGAGATGGCGACACCCCACACGCCGATCACGTTGGCGATGTGAAAGACGCGGGGGCGCTCAAGACGGACAGAGGCGAAGTAGCCGCCCAGGGCGATGAACGTCCCGAGCCAGCCGACAATCTCCTGCCAGGCCATCAGTCCTCGTACTCCCAGCCCACAATGGCGACCAGGATGGTGACGGCGAGAACTAAGGACCCAACCGCCCGGCGACGGATGTCCACATCGGGGAGAAGAATCCAGAGGGCGAGGTATGTCCCGAGGCCGAGGAACCATCCGGCGTGACGAACGAAGAAGCGAGTCATGCGTTCGCTCCGATCTGGTGGTGGTCGAGGAACTCGATCGGGTTGGTGAAGGTGTTGGGCTGCAGGGGGCCAACGGCGACCTCGGGGTTGCGGGGCAACTTGCCGGTGGCCTTGCGGTAGGCGGCGGCACCAGCGCACTGCCGCGTCTTGGCCGTCCACACGTCGCTGATCTCGATGGAGGTGTGACACGCGATCGGCTCGTCGCTGTTGGCGAGGGTGACCCACTCCTCGGCGGTCCATGGCCCCAGCCAGCCACCGGCCGACTCACGGCGCCAGGGGCACTCGCTGCACGGCTTGGCACACGCTGGGGGGAGGGTGATGGCTTCGGCGATGTAGTCGATGCCTTCCTCGGCCTCCTCGATCTCGTACTCATCGAAGGAGTGCTCGCCGCGGTGGTTGCAGAAGTCGCTCTCGCAACCGTCCTCACCGTTGGGGCAACTCGCCACCATGACTACGGTATGGCACCACACGTCCTCCCGGCCGTTGTCGAGGCACACGGGGCACTCGGTATCAGGGGTGGGGAGGTCGATGAATGTGCGGGTGTCACATTCGATGCAGTAGATGGCGTTAGGGATGAAGTCCATGGTGTGCTCCTCTCGTCGGTGTCGATCGAGTGCAACACTACCCTGCGGGTGTGACGGCGACCCTCGTCACGGGCAGGGGATAAGGTGTCCACCATGAGCGACATCGACCATCCCTACGACGAGGACCACATCCGGCCCGTTCCGCTTGAGGGCATCCCTCGGCACACCTGGGTGGTAACCGTCGAAGGGCAGAATCCTCGCGGGATCACCACCCACATGGCGCTACGACCCACCGAGGACTTCCCTGGGTGGAGGTTCGTGGACTTCGTAGACAACGACGAGGGGGTCCGATTGGAGCACAACATCGAACTCATCGACGCCGAGAAGGTCACCTCGGTGGTGCTCGTGCGTCCCGACGGCTCTCGTAAGGAGATGGTCGGTGGCGACTGAGATCCCCCCTGGCCTGCAAGAGATGATCGAGGATCTCCACGCTCTGTGCGAGAAGGGCCTTCGCTGCCACTTCCGCTCCAACGTGGCCGACATGTGCATCACTTGTCGCGCCGCCCACACGCTGTACCACCAACACCGCCTTCTCACCGAGGCCGAAAGGACATCATGAAGCGCATCCTCATCCCCGTCGCCGCCGTCGCCGCCCTGGCACTTGCCGGGTGTTCCGAGAAGGCCCAGGAGCCGTGGCGCGACGCGCCGACGGCCGATGAGCGCAACGACGACCCCGCCGTCATCATCGAGATGCCCGACGGCTTCTCGAACATGGCCACCAAGTGCGACCACGGCAACCGGGTGTACGTCGCCTACAAGGGCGACTCCAACCGCGCTGCCATCGCTGTCGTGCCCAACGATCCCACCTGCTCGGGATAGCCCCGTCACACCCTTGGTCTATGGTGTTCTCACCACGACGAGAGGAGAACCCCATGGCCGACCTTCCAGAGAGCGTCCAGCACACCTATTGGGTGGGCGATGCTCAGATGCGCCACTCCGCTGGCGACCTGCGGAAGTGGGTCGAGGAGGGCACCGAACGCGAGATGCTCGTCTACGTCCGAGAGCACTTCGGCGTCGATCCTGTGCAGATGCACGACATCTGCGAACACCGCTGGTACGACATGCACGACCCCATTCAGTTGGTGCAGTGGTTCGGCGCGCAAGCCGGGGACGGCTCCGTCATCCCGCCCGCCCGCTGGATGCTCTACAGCAAGTGGCGCATCAAGTATCCCAGCGTGGCCGCAGCGTGCGGGAGGGTGTCATGAGCGCCATGGCCGACAAGCACGCCTCGCGCTACGGCCTCCCCGTGGCGGCACTCGAAGCCATCGAGTATGACAACTCGCTCGCCCGCGTCGCCGAGGTCATGGCTTCGGTCCGAGATGGGGCCGTGGCCGAACTTCGGGCAGAGGTCGAGCGACTCGCTCGGATGACGACACGTTGCGGCATCTGCGGAGAACGCGGCAAGCCCATCAAGATGCACGGCCCTCACCCCGTCCGATCTCAGCGCAACGAGTTCGGCAGCCAGGGTGATTGGTCCCCCGTTCCCTGGTGCGAGGACTGCGCCAACAACCGACTGACCGCTTGAGCGGTCCCAACGAAAGGACCACCATCATGCCTACCGGATACACCTCAGAACTCTACGAGGGCAAGCCTCAGACCTTCCAGCAGTTCGCCCTTGAGTGCGCCCGGAACTTCGGCGCAGCCATCATGCAGCGCGACGATGCTCCGGGTCCGGTGCTCAAGTTCGTGCCTCCCAACACGGACTACTACGACAAGAGCCAGGCGGCCGCCGAGGCCGCGTTGGAGTGGTTCGCCAACGCATCCCCCGACGAGTTGGCCGCCAAGAAGGCAGAGGAGGACGCCGAGTCCGAGAAGCGTCATCAGGAGAGTGTCGCCAAGGCCGAGGCTCAGCGCGAGCGCTACGAGGCCATGTTGGTCCAGGTGCGGGCATGGACCCCACCGTCACCCGAGCACGAGAACCTCAAGCAGTTCATGATCGACCAACTCACTGAGTCGATCGACTTTGATTGCAAGGTCTACGACCACCGCTCGACTCGGACCGTCGGTCAGTGGATGACAGCATCCATCGCCGACCACAAGCGCTCGATCGAGTACGCCATCGAGAACCGCACCAAGGAGTTGGAGCGTGCCGCCAGCCGTAAGGCGTGGATGGTCACCCTCGCCGAGAGCCTCGGCATCGAGGTAGCCGAGGACGCCACGGAGGTGGCGGCATGACCACGCTGGACCCGGTGCCCGAGATCACCAAGATCGTGACCATCATCGAGTGCGCCGATGGTCGTCGGATGCGCTGGGAGGCGGACAACGAACGGCCCCTCACGCGCTTGGAGGTCGAGGCTCGATACGTCGATCCAGACATCGAGTTCAGGCTGCCCGGCTATGCCGACCAGACCTACTTCCCCAACCGCAGCGTGGAGTTGAAGTTCTCCACCAACGACGAGGCGCGACTCACCCTCGTTCCCGAGGACGACACCCTCATCGACCCCAATGCGGGTGATGCAGCGGAGTCGGCCGTGCGGGCCTGGGAGTGCTTCATCAACGCTAAGGACCCGCTGGCTCAGGCTCATCACCTCGTCAACCTCGCCAACCACATGAGCGACCTGGCATCCTGGGTCCCGCCCGAGGAGTACGAGGGCTGATGGGAGAGTCATACGCCATGGAGGGATTTCGCCCACCTTCGGAGAAGGAACTCATGTCGATGGACCTCGATCGGGTCCACGACGAGTTGGATCGCCTCGGTGCGCCCGAAACGCGTTTGACCATGTGTGCCTCGGATCGCCTGGGATTCATCACAGGGCGCCTTGAGTCGCTGGTGGCGGCCAGCAACGACTACATCGCCGCGGTCAACTGCTACCACCCTGACGACTGCGTGGGGGACCACCCCGGCCCGGCGCGCGCCCTGTCCACGATCGCCCAGATCACCTGGGACCACCAAGAAGCCATGGAGGGGAATCCCGATGACCCTACTTGACGCCTGCCGAGAGGTCATGAGGGACGAGGCCGTCCTGGCCAAGTACCCCCAGGGCCTCAACGGCAACGACGTACTCGCCGAGATCCGCCTCAAGTACCCCGGCGCCTTCCCTCTCGTGAGCGTGCTAGACGTGATCGATGAGATGAACGCCTTCTTCGGAAAGGGGTCCTGATGAGGACGCTTGACATCGGCATGGACCTTGACGGCGTGTGCTACGACTTCACCGAATCGCTGCGCCACTACCTCGTGACTCACGAGGGCTACGACCACGCCGACCTTCCCGGTGGCGGGGCCAACGACCCCGGCACCACCTGGGCCTTCTACAAGGACTGCTGGGGGATGACCACCGAGGACTTCCTGGCAGTCTGTGATCGCGGCGTGGATGCCGGGGTGGTGTTCGGCCACGGCGAACCCTTCGAGGGAACCGTGGAGACACTGACGGCTTTCCGCGAAGCGGGCCACCGCATCCACATCATCACCAATCGTTCCTTCGGGACCCGCAGCCATCACAACACGTCTGAGTGGTTGGAGGAGCATCACATCCCGTTCGACTCGTTGGTGTTCTCGGCCCACAAGACCATCATCCGGCCCGACCTGATGGTGGACGACTACGAGGACAACTTCCGGGCCTTCCTCGATGTCGGCGTGCCGTGCTTCCTCTACGACCGTCCTTGGAATCGGGACGTTCTGGACCAGGGCTACCGCGTGCGTGGCTGGGATGAGGTTGCCAAGGTCGTGGGGCAGTTCGCCGACGGCAGCCTCCGGTAGCGTCACACCCCCCTGGTATGGTGTCCCCCCATGAGTGACGACACCACCTCGGTCGGCGACCGACTCGATGACCTGCTCGATGAGATCGAGGAGCGACGGCGCGCTTGGCCACTTCACCGCAAGATCTGGATGCAGTTCCGATGGAAGGTGGCCCAGCCCGTCCGGCATTTCCCTTCCAGGGTCCGCTGGTTCGTACAACGCGGACGGCGCGGTTGGTCCACCTGCGACATGTGGGGGGCCGACTCCCATATCGCTCGGGTCAACGCCGAGATGATCGCTGAACTCCGTCGAGTCGCCCATGGTTCTCCCGTGGGCCTGGGCCGCGGTGACGATGAGTCCTACCTGACCGACGAGGAGCGCGATGCCCGGATGCCTGACATCGAGCGCATCGACGCTCAGATCGGCTTCGAGGGCGACCCCAACGACGGCTTCGGGCGTTGGAAGGCGATGCTGGCCTACTTCGAGGCTGGATGGCGCTCCGAGATCACCTACATCGAGGACTATGACACCGAGGGCCACGAGCGCTTCAAGGCGATGCTCCCGCTCTACGGCGAGTGGTTCGGCGGACTCTGGGATTGATGATGGGGCGCAAGTACCGGAACGGGCGAGATGGGGTTCCCTACATCGGACCATCAAGGCCCAAGAAGTTCCTCACCCCCGAGCAGTACCAAGAGCAGTTCGGCAAAGAGATGCCCCCAGAACTCCTTGCAACCATCAGGCTGCACCAGAAGGGGGAGGGGCCACCTCCCGTCGATACGACCAGACCGCCGTCTAGGGCCAAGCGCTACCAGCAATACATGGCGTCGCCGGAGTGGAGCGAGCGCAAGAAGCGCTACAAGAAGGAGAACGGCATCGAGGTATGTGAGGGGTGCGGGAAGAAGCCCAGGAAGCCCATCCACATCCATCACGCGAGTTACGACGAGGCGTTCGAGGGTCGCGAGCCGGACGACCACCTGTTCGCCTTGTGCGAACGGTGCCATCACAAGGTCCACAACCTTGCCAGGAAGTACGGCTTGTGGGGGGCGACATCCCTCGTCGTGAAGCATGGGAAGTCGGCCTGGGTAAACCTCATCGGGTGAGGGCGTCACACCCCTCTGCTAAAGTGTCTAATCCAATCGACAACTAAGGATCGCCATGAGCCTCAAGACGGAAGTCCGAAAGATCACGCCGGACGAGGCGCGATTGATCATGGGCACCAACCACAACAACCGCAAGGTGCGCCGAGCGGTCGTGGAGAAGTACGTCCGCGACATGGAGAACGGCGCATGGGCGCTGAACGGCGAGGCCATCAAGATCAGCGCCACCGGGGATCTCCTCGACGGCCAACACCGCTTGCTCGCCTGCATCGAGGCCGACATCCCCTTCGAGACGGTGTTCATCTCCGGCGTCCCGAGCGACGCTCAGGTGGCGATGGACACGGGTGCCCGACGGACCTTCTCCGACATCCTTCGATGGAAGGGCGAGTCCAACGTCTCCTCCCTCGCTACCGCGGTCGAGTCGGCCCTCTGCTGGGATGAGTCTGGGACCCCGGCGCACCGAGGGAAGCAGCACTCCAACGCCGAGCGCCTCGCGTGGCTCGAAGCGAACCCCGACATCCGGTACGCCGTGAGGGGCTGGATGCCCCTGGCGTGCAAGCCACTTCGGTTCCCCATGTCGGCTGGCGCCCCGTTCCTCCTGAGGATCACCCGCATCGACTCGGATGATGCCGCCGAGTTCGTCCGGCTCCTCAAGACGGGGGACGGCCTCGCCGAGAAGGACCCGATCGCCCGACTGCGCCATTGGCTCTTGAACGCCGCTGGCTCCAAGGGCAAGTACGCCCGCGAGGAATACGCCGCTGTCGGCGTCAAGGCGTGGAACTTCTGGCTCAAGGGCAAGGAAGTCGGCCACCTCGTATGGCGCTCCGGTGGATCGCGCCGCGAGGACTTCCCCTTCCTCAGCACTCCCGATGGGCAGTTGTACGAGGAGATCATCACGGACCCCGCCTATGTGCCGCCGGGGCACGCCACCTTCGAGCGCATGGGGTTCACCCCCAAGGACGAGCAGCCCCAGAAGGCCGCTGGGTAGGTTGGACTCATGCTGAGGACCAAGGAAGGCGTAGCCGCCTACGAGCAGTCCGAGGTGTGGAGGGAGCGTCGTTCTCGGTACCTGCATGAGAACAACATCACGAGGTGCCAGGGGTGCGGCAAACACCCACCCGACGGTAAATCCCTCCAAGTCCATCACGGCACCTACAGGGAGGCGGGAGCGGGTCAAGAACCCGACCGCCACCTATGGGCGCTCTGCGGAGATTGCCACCTCCGCGTTCACACTCTTGCCAAGCAGACCAAGAAGCGCAGCAAGAAGAAGAAGCGCACTCTCTGGGAAGCCACGATGATGGTCCTGATGCCCACCGACAAGTATCGAAAGTTGAAGTGACGTGAGCACCGTTTCCCCCGACATCGAAGTACGGCCAACCGACCCCGAGACGGAGGAGGGCGACCACGATCGGTTCGCCCACTTCGTCCGCAAGGCGGACCAGGCGCGGGCCTACATCGAAGGGGTGCCGGTCAAGGCGCTCTGCGGCAAGGTCTGGGTCCCCAGCCGCGACCCGAAGCGCTACCCGATCTGCGCGACCTGCGAGGACATCATGAAGCGGATGCGGGGGGCCGGGTCGAACTAGCGCTAGGTGTCGATCGTAGACGGCAGCCCTCCCTTGGGGTAGCGTGGTAGGCGCAATCGCCACCAACGCCAGGAGAACCGCATGGGCTGGTTGAACGGATACGAACACATCGGGATCGAAGGCTGCACGGGTCCCGGCACCTACATCGGGAAGCCCTTCCGCTGGGTTGGTCACACCACCGAGTCAAGCCCCGGTTCCATCGACGGTGTGATCCGCCTGTTCCAAGGGCGCCCTTGCTCTACGCCCCACTTCTGCATCGACCCGGCCAACGGGCGCAAGGTGCAGTTCATCCGCACCGATTGGTCCTCGGCCGCCCTCAAGAACGCCTACGGTGGCGTCGAGACGAACCGGGCCAACGCGATCCAGACGGAGATCTGCGGCCGCGCCGCCGAGTCTCCGCAGTGGCCTGACGAGTGGCTCCGCTTCGTCGGTGAGCACATCGCCGACCTCGTGCGCGCTGGCATCAACATCAACCTCGACAACCACCCCGCCACCGTCGGCCCCGAGGATGGATTCATCGCTCGGCCGAACGCCCCACAGCGTCTCTCCTTCGGCGCCTGGTACGAGTTCGACGGCGCCTGCTGGCACCAGCACGTCCCCGAGAACGACCATTGGGACGGCGGCAAGAACAACATGGCGCGCATCATCGAGCACGCCAAGGCCAGCCTCGGCGGCACCCCGCCCCAGCCCCCTCCCCCTCCTCCGCCTCCCCCCGCTCCGGGGCAGCGCGTGCTCGGCAAGGGAGATGTCGGCCAGGACGTGCACTCGTGGCAGACCCGGCTCGCGGGCCGCGGCTACTGGATCGCCGCTGACGGCATCTTCGGCTCCATGACCGATGGGATCACCCGGTGGTTCCAAGAGGGTCGTGGCATCGGCGTGGATGGCCTCGTCGGCCCCCAGAGCCTCTCCGAGATGGAGAAGGCGGAAGCCGAGAACTGGAAGCCCAGCCTCGGCGGGAACGCTCCGTCCCAGCCTTCGCAGCCGCCCGCTCCGGCATGGCCAGGCCGGTACCTCATGGTGCAGTCCCCGATCATGCAGGGTGGCGACGTTCGCACCTGGCAGCAGCAGATGAAGGACCGCGGCTGGCCCATCGACGTGGATGGCTTCTACGGCGAGCAGAGCCGGAGCATCTGCCTCAAGTTCCAGCAGGAGAAGGGCCTCGCCGGAGACGGAATCGTCGGCCCGGTGACGTGGACCAAGAGTTGGACGGCGCCCGTCACTTGATCTGAGTGCGGCGGCACTCGGGGGGATAGGAATGGCCGGGGGTTCGCCCCCGGCCCTTCCTGTTGAGAATATGGCGTCACAGTGGCCTGGTAGAGTTCCTCCATGGGAGATCGCTGGCTGGGGCCTCGTCACGCCATCCGCGTGAAGAAGAACCCACTTCACTACACCACCAAGATCGAGGACTGCATCGAGTGCATCCGCTGCGAACGGTGGCTACACAAGATGGCCTACGAACTCCCTAGCGGGGTCCGCGTCAGGGTGTGCCAGGAGTGCCGCGAGGAGTTAGCCAAGAAGCGCCCGAGAGCGGGCTTGCCCTAGTTGTACCCGACGGTCGCCGGAGCGCTGCCGATCCCCGTGGGAGTCTGCAGGTATCGGCGCGCCGAGGACTTCACCTTGGACTTGCGCCGGTGCAAGGGTCCGGCAAGGAAGGCCCAGGACCAATAGGCGGCATCCACGAGGTCGAAGGGCTTGACCTTCGGGAAACGGCGAAGCGCCAACTCCAAGGCGTGGTGCGTGCCCTCGACATGGACGAATAGTCCCCGCTCGTAGTCCACGAGCATCCGCTCGGCTCGGGTGATCTTGGAACCAAGGTCGGCTGTGGCCTTCTCCTGACGATACCGGGGCATCTTCATGTGGGAGTCGCCGCGCTCGGAACGGATGTCCTCGACCACCTGATCGAACACGACCTTCCAGAGATCACCGCCCTGGTTCGTCTCGACGCCAACCGTGTCGGCGCCGTACTCAAGAGCCTTCTCGACTGCCAGATGGATCGCTCGGTACGGAGTCGAGCGGTTCTCCCAGGAGAACAGGCGGTAGATCTTGTCATCGATCCCGAGGCCATCGACTTGGATGCCCATGGAGTCGCTGGCGTCAGTGGTGGTGACCGCGGGGTCAACCCAGACGACCGCCCGCCGCAACTTCGGAACGTCGTCGTGGGCGACACGGATGAAGGTGAGGTGAGAGAAGATGTCGCCTTCGGGGGGCTTCGTCTCATGCTGACACTCGGCCAGGAAGGCGGAGAGGCCGATGTCGTTCATCAGCAGTTGGCACGAGTCCACCGGGAACCCCTCGGGCCACGATGGTTCGCCGCCCGTGATCACGAACTTGGCATCGCGCTCCTCGTACTCAAGGTCGAAGATCGCGGGGATCGGTCCACTCACGATACGGTCGCGCAGGAAGTCGGCTCGGCCATCGGCGAGACGGGCAAAGATCGAGTTGTCGTGCACGAGGTTCTGAACCATCAAGATGGCGCAGTCCTGAGCACCGGCGGGGAGCAACTTGCGAGTGATGGTCTTGATCTTCTTCTCGACGCGCTCGTCCGTATCCAACTCGCCATCGATGTCGTCAAAGACCATGAAGTCGGGGCGCTGGTCCTCCAACTTCACACCACGAGCAGCGGAGTCGAGGCCCATGGCGTCGAGGGTGAAGCCCGTCTTGGTGCGGATACGGTTGCGGCGCCAGCCCTTGGACGTGCCGAACTTGCCCATGAGGCGCTCGCCGAGTTCGGGGTAGGCCATCTCGATGGTGTCGGACTCCAACATGGCCGCGACGTTGGCAACGTGGTCGTCCGCCTGGTCCTGAGTCTCAGAGACGTAGATGCCGTACTTGCGCTTCTTGCGGGCGGCGACGGCGACCACCGCCAACTCGGCAGAGGTGGACTTACCGTGGCCACGGGGCCAGATCGACACCCAGGGCTTCGGGCGCTTGGCTGGCTCGACCTCCCAGACCCACTCCCAGAACTTCTGATGCCCCTCGGAGAACGGCCGGTCGGCAGCCTGGGGGAAGAACATGTTGATCCACGGTTGCCATTCGTCCGCCTCGACCACGCGAGCCAAGAGGTACTGGTAGTACGCCTCGCGCTCCTCGGGGCTGGCCTTGGCCAGCAACTCCTCCGAGATGACGACGAAGCCAGACTCCTCCTCAGCCATCAGGTCCGATCCTGCCAAGGGTCGTCATCATCGGGGAGGTCATCGAGGTCAGAGATGTCGTCAGGAACCGCCAGAGGTTCGCCAGCCTCCAACTCAGCCCGGTACTCATCGATGATCTCGGCGTCCTCGATCTCCTTCTGGTCGTGCTGGTTTCGAGTAGCAAGGCGCTGGGCCAGGGCCACCATGGAAGCGTCATCGAGTTCGATCCCAGCGACGACCTTCACAGGCCCACCTCCCTCACCAACCAACTCAACGCGGTTGGTGTCGCGGCGTCCCCACCGCTCAGGCCAGGAGCGCTCCAAGTACCACGAGGCGGCCTGCCACGCTCCCTCAGAGGCCGCCTTCTGGATCTTCGCCAACGAGGCGACCTCCGCATCGGCTCGGGCCTTCTCCAACGCCTCCTTGAACTCGACATACTCTGGTGGAGCGTCGGGATCGTCGGCCTTGAGAATCCACCGCCGGAGGGTCTGGTAAGAGATGCCAGCGTAGGCAGCGGCCGTCTGCAGGTAGTTGCCACCGCGCACGGCTTGCAGCAACTTCTCAGCGCGATCCTCGTTGAACTTGGATGGGTTTCCAGGGTCGGCCATAAGTCTATCCTACCTCATCTCGACAATATGGCGTCATAGGTGCATGGTACGGTACATGCAGACTTTAATCGACACCGACGAAAGGATGCCCCATGAGCACGAGAGAGAGCGACATCGACACCACGGTCAGAGTTCGGATCGCGAGGCTGACCTCGAACATCCCGCCCTACAGCACCTTCCAGTTGCAGGTCACCGACGAGAAGTCGGGGATCACGTTCCTCACGGTGCCCCTCACCCCCGAGCAGTACGCCACCGTTGTGTCGTGCGGCAACGACTCGGCAGAACTCCCTGCCGAGTTCCGCGGCATGGAGTTCCTCGGGATGGTCCACGAGAACAAGACGGTCAACCTCACCATCCCTCTGACGGAGGACTCCACCTGGGGCGACCCCTTCATGGTCTTGGTCCGCGAAGCGATCGTGGAACACGAGGTGGACGGCTGGAAGGCTCGGAGCACCGACCTCACGCAGTTCAACGGCCACCGCATCAAGCGCGACAACGAGGCCGGGACCCAGACCTACTCCGTCCACATGTTCCGCTATGTGGAGGGCGGCTAGTCCTTCTTCTGGGGGCGCGTGGGTCGGGGCTGCTTGTCGTGGCGATTGTCATGACGGTGCCCTGACCTCCGCCCCTTGCGGAGACTCTGGCCAGAGGCGCAGCATCGGCGGCGCCGTGGGGGAGGGGAGATCACCCTTCCAGTGCTGCCGCCTGTCCCGCCCACTGCGCCAAGCACGCAGACGAGCAGAAGTGGACGACGGCCATCGAGGGTTCGGAGCCAAACTCCACCTCGATGGCCTCGTCGTCGTCCTCGAACTCGGGCATCGAGTCCATCTCGACCATGCCCGAGCCGGTGAAGAACACCGAGTGCATGGACACCATGGGCATCTGGTTCATCGGAGCACCAGGCTCCTCGATCCAATCGGCGCCGTAGCGCGTCAAGCGCCACCACGTCTTGAAGTCGTCCTCATGCTCCGCGACTGCCTTGTTGCAGCCATCGCACCTCAGACACGCTGACATGGCACCAGCGTAATGGAGAGGCGGTGTCGCGGACCTGCGATGTCGAGCGGCCTCGTCAACGAATGCGAACGGGCATCAGCAGGCGCATCCGAGAGGCGCCAGAGCAGTAGTCGGCCGCTTCCTCCAAGCCCCAGGGCTTGATGGAGTCCTGGCCGAACATCGAGTCCACATCGGTGCCCTCGAAGAAGTCGGCGAGGAACTCTGCGTTGAATCCCACCTCGTGCTCAATGTGACCGAGGGCCTTGATCTCGATGGTGCTCTCGTCGTTGTTGATGGCGAGCATGACGGTCGTGGAATCCACCTGAGTGATCTTCACCGGGCCGCCCCAGGACCACTTGTCTCGCCCAAGGGCCTTCGAGAGCCGGTGGATCTTGAGGGCCGCGTCGCGCAGTTCCTCGGTGATCTTGGCGCCGTCGCCCTTGGCCTCGGGGATCAGGCTCTTGTAGCCAGGGAACTGACCATCGCGCAGGCGGGTAACCACCTGAGCATCGCCGTGGTCAGTCCACATGTGGGTCTGGTCGGTCCACGCGGTGAAGAACTTGGGGACACCGAGACGCACCATGGCTTCGGCCGCGGCCCGCGGGATCATGAACTCCCCATCCCAGGCGTGCTCGGGCACATCGACCACCGACAGGCGGTAGGAGTCCGTCGAGACGTAGGAGCCGCCGTCGTAGAACACCGATTCGAGGATCGGTCGGCACTCATCCTTGGAAGCGAACCGCAGGGCCTCGGAGAGTGCCCCACCATGGAGTTGCACCTCGACGGCCGATACACCCTTCATGGGGGTAGCGGGCATCTTCTCTGCGGTTGACGGCTTGATCGTCACCTTGGTCTTGCCCGAGGTGATAGTCAGGATGCCATCCACCATCTCGGCAGTGATCTTCTCGTCCTTCATGGTGGTCATGAGGCGCTTGAAGCGGGAGAACGGGACGACAACCGAGCCGGTGGATTCCACCTGCTGCCCCATCACCTTGATGGACTCCCAGCGGTCGAGGTTGGTGGTGGTCAACTCGATGACCCCCTTGCCTCGTGCCTCGATCTGGATGCCACCTTGATGGGGGAGGGCGAAGTTGGCGCCTTCGCCGGGCTTGAGGAGATCGACCGCCTTCTTGATGGCCGAGCAGTCAGCAGTGAACTTCATCGCTTTCCTTTCTTCGCGGCCCAAGCGGGCCGGTTCCGTGAGCGAGCCTTCTTGGCTGCGATGTGGGCTGACAGGGCGTCGCTCAGTTCGCCAGCCGTCCACTCGGGGTCGATCGCCATACGCCACTTCTCGGCGGCACCGATCTGCTTCTCAGTCGGCGGGCGCTGCCGCCACGCCGCGTTGCGGTCGGTCAGTGCAGCCGCACCGTTCTTCCGCACGAAATCCTCGCCAACACCCTGAGCCATCTCAAGGTCCACGTTGGTGATGAGCGTGCGGAAACCTGACCCATCACGTCGGGTTTCGACGTTCGGCTCGGTGGGGACGTAGCCATCCTCCCACTGCAGGTAGACGTGGTGGTGACGGGGGCCGGGGTTCTCATCGGCGAGATCGACCGGAATCGGCTCGATGACGATGTTGCCCTTCTCGCGGTCACCGAGACTGATCTGGTAGCAGGTCTGGGCCATGGCGTTGTTGTAGGTGATCCACGCCATCGGGGACTCAAGCACCCTGCGGAACAGGTCGGCCTCGGCCGCCTTGAGTTCGCCCCGCTTGATCTCGTCCTCTACCTGCTCATCCATGGCGGCGGTCACAGCCATCTCGCCGTTCTCGAAGGGGTTCTCCTTCTTGATGCCGAACAGGGATGGAACCGTCACGAGCGAGTGCTCGGCGGAGGCGCCAACCACATCCATGACGAGGCAGTCGGTCTTGCCGGGGTGACGGCGAGTGCCGCGCCCGATCATCTGCGTGTAGAGCGCACGGCTGCGCGTGGGGCGGGCTACTACAATGCAGGAGGTGTCGGGGTCATCGAAGCCCTCGGTTAGCACGGCGCAGTTGGAGATCACGCGGATCTCGCCCGAGGCGTACCTAGCCAGGATGTCGCGGCGCTCATCGATGGGAGTCTCGCCGGACACCATCGCGGCGGCGACGCCACGCTTGACCATCTCGGCCTCGACCTCAAGGGCCGTGGCCACCGTCGGCGTGAACACCAGGGTCTTGCGGTCGCTCGCGTACTTGACCCACGCGTCGGCGATCATCGCCGGGGCGTCGGCATCGTGGAGCATCTGGCCTGACTGCCCGGAGTCGTAGTCGCCCCGGACCTTCTTCACCTTGGAGAAGTCAGCGTTGAGCGTGACCCGCATTCCACGCAGGTCCGACAGGTAGCCCGAGCGGATGCCCCAGAGCATGTCGTAGGTGAAGGTGATCTCATCGAACACCTCGTCCAGACCCTTGCCGTCGCCGCGATCCGGCGTGGCAGTCACGCCGACCAGCAGCGGACCATCTGCATTCCCAGCGCCAAGATGTTCGATCACGTTGAGGTAGGAGATGGCCTTGGCATGGTGGGCTTCATCGATGATGACGAGGCCGAACTTGCCCTCGGGCAACTGCTCGCGGCGCGTAGCCCGAGCGAGCGTCTGGACGCTTGCCACGACGACCTGATGGTCCACCTCGTTGCGCTCGGCCTTGACCACGCCGATGTCGGCGCCAGGCCAGACCTGCAGCATCTTGTCGGCAGCCTGGGTGATCAACTCATCTCGGTGGGCGAGCACGAGCGTCGGAACGCCCATCTGTTCGGCGAGTGATGAGAAGATGATCGTCTTGCCGAGTCCCGTTGCGGCCACACCGAGTTGGCGCTTGACCCCGCGCTGGGCGGCCTCAGAGATGTTGGTGATCGCCTCCTCCTGATAGGGGCGTAGGGCGATCTGAGTGTGCTCCGCTGCGGGGGAAGGCTGGTGGCCATCGAACCCCATTGAGATCTGCTGGGTCATGTAGTGCTCCTTTCGTCGGTAGACCGATAATAGCACACTCCCATGACGAGAGTCGAGCAAGTTCTACAGAGACTACTCGGAGGGTGTGACGCCAGCCTTCCAGCCAAGGGCGCACGGGCCGTAGGAGACATCACCGTCGCACTCGCAGATTGGCTCGGCGCGCCCACAACGCTGGCAGTTGGGCCACCCAAAGGGGTGGTCTTGATCGACGCCTTCATCCGGTTGTACCCAGCACGAGCAGTCATCGGGGTTGGGGCACTTGAGCGTCATGTGGAGCATCTGGGACATGCCGGGAACCGCCTTTCCGAAGCGAAGGCCGCCAATCTGCCAGGACCCCTGGCAGTGGTAGCAGTACCCCGTCTCAAGGTAGTGCTCGGGCGTTCCGCCTCCGAAGCGGAGGTGGTAGCCCTCCTCGCTCAGAGGGTCAATGCGCTCCCACTCGACATTGAGGGCATCGAACGACTCCATGTCCCCTCTGAGTGCGGCCTCGATGACACCTTCCATGATCTCGATGCGGTGCGCGTCCTCGGGACTGAGAGGCTCGTGGTCCATGGACCCATGCTACGACACGACTGTGACGCTACAGCCAGCGTTCGGCCCCTTGAGCAACAGCAGGCTCCACAGATTCAGAGTCGATCCCCAACTTCACGGCGGCCGATACACCAGCCAGAGAGAGGTCGCCAGAGTGCTCCTTCAAGAACCCCCTCACGAACCGCTCGTAGGTCTGTCGCGGGACCTTGGCGCGCAACTCCCCGAAGCGGAAGATCACGAACTCCACAGGCTCATTTCCGATGGTGTCGGTGACGGGGGCGGGGGTTGAAGATTCGCTGGTACCTTCAAGAAGGTCGTCGGAACCGTCCTCGATGTCGTCGTACTCCTCATCGTTGCCCGGCATGATCCGGTCGAGCACAGCGGCAGCAAGGCCCACGTCCTCGCTGCCCTCGTCGTCGGGCAACTCGAACGCGGTGGAAGCCGCCAGGAGGTCGTCCACCTCGTCGGCGGTGTAGCCGGTGCCTTCAAGCAGGGCGTCGCTCTCGTCCAAGATGTCTGCGAGGAGGTCAGCCAGGAGGCGCTCGTCGTAGGTGCCGCGGTCGGCGATCTTGTTGGCCGCCAACAGGATGCGCTTGGCCTGGGTGTCGTCCACATCGACGTAGACCACATCGATCTCGTCCCAACCAAGTTCGCACGCCGCTCGATAGGTGTGGTTGCCGGAGACGATGTAGCCGGTGGACTGTTGGACCACGATCGGAGCGAACTGCTGGTTCTCGGCCAGCGACTCCATGATGGCCTCGATGTCACCGACGCGAGGGTTGCCTGGGAACTGCTCGATGAGATCGACGCTGACCCTGACGATCTTGTCGAGGAGTGAATCGGTCATTCGCTCGGTCCTTCTGGGTCGATGGCCACAACGGGGCCGCACGCCCTTGTGGCCTTCTTCGGGTCACCCTTCACGAACACGAGGATGTTCTGATGAGTCTTGCCCAACTTGCGAGTGGCATCGAACTGACGGCCAGCACGCAGCGGAAGGCTGGCGGCATGAGTCACCAACACGGCCTCGTTGTAGAGGCGCGTCCCGGCCGCCTCCATGATCTTCACCGTGTCGGCAGGGAAGCCGTAGTAGTAACCCTTCTTGTCGCGGAAGTCGCCGACCACGATGGCCACGAAACGATCGTTGGCGAGGCGCTCAACACTGTTGGCCATGATCTTGCCGAACGCCTCGATGAAGTCTGGGTACTCCATGGTGGAGAGATCGCGAGGGTCGTCGCTGTAGACCTCCAAGTCGCCATAGGGCGGGCAAGTGAAGATCATGTCTGCCGTTTCGTCTGTGAGGTTCATCACGTCCATGCCATCGCCCTCGATCCAGACCGGATCTGGCGCCGTCACGGGAACCGCCGAGGGGCGGATGGCGCTGACCCACAGGAGGTCGCCTTCACGGAGGTAGGGGATGCACTTGGCCTCGTAGTAGGAGTCGAGGAGCACCCCGTCGAGGTCGATGCGCTCGGCGGCGACGTGGTAGTCCGATTCCTCATCGATCAACTCCACCATGTCGCGCCACCCCTCTGGCGCCCAACGGTCGAGGCGTTCTTCGGGGACGTGGCCGACGCAGATTGCGACGACAGGGATCTCAAGGCCCTGAGCAACGAGGCCATGAAGGATGCCAGCGAGCGTCATGCCCGATCCACAGGCGTTGACGATGCGCTTGGCGCCTTCGGGGATGTTCACGACCTGAGGAGCGGTGTAGTCCACGGCCTCTTGGGACTCCATGCCGTAAGGGACCTCGACCCATCCGCGCTCTCGGGCATCGTCTCGGGCACGGGCGATGATGACCGAGTTGTAGCCGTAGTCATGTTGGGTGATCACGGCGCCCGCAGCACGAGCGGCGAGCAACTCAGCCGTGAGGGGGCCGGAGGGGACGTGCACCCGGCACTTGACGCCCATCTCGTAGGCGATCTGAGCGACGAAGTTCACCTGGGGAGACATCCGACTCCCGGCCGTGATGACGCCGACACCCTTGTCCTTGGCCTGCTGGATGAAGTGCATACAGGTACGGACCTTGGCCCCACGGACTCCGGCGTAGACGTACTTGTCCTCACGCTTGAGCCAGATGCCGCGCTCCTCCAAGAACTCGACCGGGGTCACGTCGGGCATGGACTCAGCCGGGGTATCAGGAACGATACCCACGCCGTCGATGAGCAACTCCTTGGACTGCTGGTAGTTGGCCTCGATCTGGTTGGCGCGCACGTCGATCCCGATGTAGCGACGCCCCAACTTGGCGGCGACGATGCCACGCACCGAACCACCAGCGAATGGGTCGAGCACGAGGCCCTTCGGAGGGCAGAACCAGCGGTACGCGATCTCACACAGCACGGGGTCGAAGATCGACGTGGCTCCGTCGCCGTAGAGGAGTTCAGAGTCGTTGGACTCGACCTCAGTGTCACCCATGGACCTCTCCGATCTCCCGGTACTGCCGGACGGCCTGCTCGGCCCATGTCTCGACCTTGAGGCCGATCTCGTTGGACTCACCCATCAGCGATGGCCAGAACTTCTCGCAGTCGAGGCATCGAGAGCGCATCCCCCCGGCGGCCATGATCTCGTCGCCGTAGATGTTTCGGATTCGATGTCGGCCAGGGCAGCGGCGGAAGGGGACGAAGCCAATGCGCCAACGGAAGCGGTTCCAGAGCCGAAGGCGATGGCCGTTGATCTCGACGGGAGCGCGGCTACTCATCGTCGGCTCGCTTCCTCTCCTCGGCAGCGCCCTCAGGGACGAAAGGACGGTCTGGGTGATGGTGGCGCTGGGGTGCAGCCAGGTACCACGTCCGGGGCTTGTCGTCGCGCCCCAACTCGCCCTCAAGGCCGAGTTCGATCCATGTGTTCTTGCGGTCCTGCCACCAGCCCTCGCGAGCGTTGAGCACGGTGAAGGGTGGCAACACGAAGCGGTCCGATAGCGACAGGGTTGCCCGACGTGAGGTCTGAGCATCGTCCTTGCGCTTGATGTCGGCGAGCGGGTTCTCCCCCCGCTCATCATCACCATCGTCGGCGGCTTCCTCCAACTCGGCCGGGGCAGCCGTCTCGCTGAGGAGAGCCTCAAGGTCGTCCATCGTGTAGGAGGCGGCGTCGAGGAGGGCCTCGTCGGCATCAAGCACGTCGGCGATCATGGCGGCCAGGGCGTCATCGTCGTAGGTCCCCAACTCGGCCGTGCGGTTGTCCGCGAGGGCGAACGCCTTGGCGGTGGCCTCATCGTCATCGGTCCACAGCACGGCGATCTGAGTCCATCCCAACCGGCGCGCTGCTTGCAGGGTGTGGTTGCCAGCGATCACCTGCTTGGTGGAGCGTTGCACGATGATGGGCTTGCGCTGGCCGAACTTGTCCAGCGACTTGGCCACGGAGTCGATGTCGCCGACGCGAGGGTTACCCTCAAGCAACTGCGGCTCATCGATCGGGGCTGCGAGTGGCTGCAGCGATTCAGCGATCTTGTGGCTCACTGCTTGTTCCACTTCTTGAACTCGCCAGGAGGCTTCCCCGCGGTAGTCCCAGCGATCCGCTCCACCAGATCATCGACTGCTGGCTTCCTGAGCGGCAGAACCACCTCCGGGTCGTCTGGCTGTTCTCGGGTGCGGTCGCCAGGCCCGATGGTTGCGATCTTGGTGGGGTCGAACAGGGAGCCAGCCTTGAAATCCTCGACTACCTCCTCGCGGGCAACGTAGGGGAGCGACGGGACCTCGGCCATGGGGCCGGTCACTACGTCCCACCCCTCCCCGTGTGGCTCAGGAGCGTTCCCAGGCTCCGGTGGGGCCTCCTCAGGCTCAGCGGGCGCCTCTGGGGCGCTCAGCGTCGCTGAGAGGGCCTGAGCGACCTCACGGAACTCCTCCGGGGTCCTCTCGGGGGTCGGAGAGAGATCCCCGTCATCACTGAGGTCGATGTCAGTGAAATCGGCCGGTTCGGGATCAAGCCCCTCCTCCCTGGCTACGAGTCGATGGTTGCGCTCCCCGAGGGCGATTGCGCCCAGGACGAAGGCCAGGACGCCGAACAGAATGATGGCGACAGCGATGAGCATGACGACCATCGTATCTAACCGAATCGACAGGAGCCAGGACTACCCGACAGGATCGCCGTCCTCGTTGAGCCGGGAGCCACAATCGACGCAGACCACCACGGTCAAGTTGCCGATGGGGGCGCCGGACCCGGCAGCGAACACCTTCACGGGCCACCGGCACGCGGACGGGAACATGCAGCGGTTGCACCAGAGTGCCGTTTCGATGGCGCCCTCCGGCCGCTCGCGTTCAGGCTCCTCATCCATGACCGGCATGATCAGTCCCCGAAGTTCTTGGTCCCGGCACGCATGATGAGTTCCGCATACCACTCGGCGGCGTCCTCACGTTCATCGGGCATTGCCGATGGCATCGCTCGGCCGAACATCGTGCAGTGACGGCTCTCCAAGAAGCCCACGACGCGTTGCTTCCACTCCTCTTGGGAGAGTTCGGGGGTCCGCTCCGTATCGGAGCGCTGTCCCTTACCCATCGCTTTCGCCGACCCGTGGGATCGACTCGAACAACTCGGCGTAGGCCCGCATCTCGTTGAGGTGATCACGCACGTCGGCGAGGCCGCGGTGGGGCTTGTCGCCCTTGGAAGCGAAGGTCTGCCCGAAGGCGTCGAGATCGCTGCGCCCAGAGAAGGAGAAGGCGCGACGGATCACGCCGACATCGAGGTTGGGGTACTGCAGCCAACCCGTGAACTCCGGCATCTGGGTGGCGAGGAACTTGCGGTCGAAGTGGCCCACACCAGACCCGGCGATCATGAACTGGTGCTCACGCCCGACGGCGGAAAGGGCGAGGATCATCTCCTGCTCGACCTTCTGCGCCGACTTGGCTGCCCCCGTGGTGATGTCGTGGATCAACCCGTTCTTGGTGTGCATCTCGGTGACGTAGGAGTTCATCAGCCCTTGCCAGTTCGGGAACCGAGCCGGGTTCGGCTCGATCACCGCTTCGTAGGCGCCGAGTTCCTCGAACGGGGCGTTGGCATCGGTGATGACCATGCCGACTTCGAGGATGGGGTCACTGTGCTCGTTGACGCCGGTCGTCTCAAGATCGATCCAGGCTAGGTACTTGGCTCGCGCCATGATGGTCCTTTCTCAGCGGGGTTCTGCAGCGACGGTCAGCATGGCTGCCTGCCACATCTCTAGCGGGTCCTCGCCCCTTTCGGCGGCGAGGGAGGTGATGGTCTGGGCGCTCATCTTGGAGAGAGCGATCAGCAGGTAGGCCGTCTCCTCCCTGTCATCTGGGATGAGTGTCCGACAGGCGTTGAAATCTCCAACCAGCGAGGCGGTCACGAGAGCCTTGGCGGTGTCGGTCGCGTCAGTGGTGAGGCTCATAGGACTCACCACCATAGCCGCCCGCCGTGACGCCGGATGGCCGCACATTAGAGCGCGATTCCATGACCAGAGTCAACGAGCGCAGCGCTAAGTTCGTCGCCTGTACGCACGGCGTACACACGTCCCAACCAGCGACCGAATGAGTCCCCCTTCGAGGTGGTCACCCGGAACGGCCACTCAGCCCACTCGTCGGCCGGGGCGGGGAGGCCAACGGCCTCGTTGCACCACACGTCGGTGAATGCCTTGGCGTTGCGAGCGCGCTGCTTGGACTCGTCGGTGCCGCCGCGCAACTCGGGAGTGTCCACCCCCAACAGGCGCACCGACACCTTGGCGGTCATGTGGAAGCCGAGGTCGATCTGCATGATCAGGGTGTCGCCGTCAACAACGCGCTCCACCCTGGCTCGGTAGGTAAACGGCTCGGGGGTCATGTCCACACCTTCTGTTGGGTGAATGTCACGGCATCGTGGCACCACGAACACAGCGTTTGCAGGTTCGAGAGATGGTGCCAGCATGAAGGGGAGTAGCCCATCCCGCGCAGGGGGAGGATGTGATTGACCTCCAACTCCTCGGTGCTTCCGCACTTCACGCAGCGGTTCCCATCGCGGCGCCTAGCGAAACGTCGAGCCGTGGGCCAATGGTGATTGACCCTCCACTCGTGCTCGCACCAATCGGAGCACCATTGGACGCGCCCACGATGGCACTCCTTGCCACACCAGTCGCAGCCGTCAGGCCACGCGCCCGCGGCGAGGTCACACGTCGTCGGTGTCGGTGGTGGGAGAGTCGGCTTGGTGGTCATGGGACCATCTGACGATCAGGCGGCGAGCAAGGTCGGCAACGCCGATGTCCTGTTCGATCGCGTGGGCTTCGAGATTCTCATACACACCCGAAGCGATGTCGAGGCGCAACGTCCGACACCGTTCACCGGCCATCGATACTGCTCGGAGTCAGAATGCGATTGATGGCCGCTCCGAGAGTGATGTCAACCGTCGGCCCATTGCCATAGGCGCAGGTTGCCTTCTTGAAGCGACCGTTGCGATAGACGATGTAGATGGTTTCACCGACCGGGCGATGATCGACACTTCGCGAGGTCACCGTTACCTGCGTGATGTTGTCCTTGCCTTGCGTCTCGATGGCTTGGAAGTCGATGCAACGATCGATCTCGTTGTGCCGCTGCTCGGAGTCGAAGATGGCATTCTGGATGCGCTTCATTGACCGGGGCGGGACATTCACTGCAGCGGGGTGCCCGATGTACCCGGCCAGAGCGGTGCTCGGCATCAGGCTTCCAATGAATCGTGCAGGGACAACTGTCCCTCGCAGTGTGTGGGGCTGTCCTCCACTTGGGGAGTGGGAAGCCCCGCCAACACATCCGCCGCCGTCTTGGTAGCCATGGAGATGGCGCCATAGGAGAAGTGGCTCGGGTGGTCGGAGATCGCCCGCAGGGTTGTGATGATGGCCCGGAAGTCCGGTTCCTCGTCACCGACGTGCATCGTGTTCCTCCTCGGGGTTGGTCGAGAGGCGCTCGGGGAACCCGAACTTCTCGCTGGTGCGGTCGAACTTGGCGGCGATGGCATCAGCCAGATCGATGCCGTAGAAGGCGGCAAGCAGGTCAAGATAGATGGCGGTGTCCGCGATCTCGTCGGCCAACTCCACGAGAAGTTCGGCGGGAGACGGATCGCCCTCGTTGCGGGCACCCGTCTCGTGACGCCGCAACTTCTTCACGATGTTGCCAGCCTCACCCGCTTCGGACTGCATCGCGTTGGACCAATCGACTCCCAGCCACGGCTCGGTGTCTGGTGGATGCCAGCGATCACACCGGGTGGTGTTGGCTTGACGAAGGCGATCGAGGAAGTCGGTCACGACGAGGCCCTTCGGATGTTGGCGGCGATGGTCTGGAAGGCGTTGAGGCGCGCCTCGATGGCCCGCATGGCGCGAGCCGAGGAATCAGCGGCAGCCTCGGTGGTCTTGTAGTCCTCGTACAACTCATGACCAGGCTTGCTGGTGATGGGGTCGATCGAGTCGCGAGCCAGGGCCTCGCGGTAGTCGGCGGCGGTGCGTTCCTCATTCTTCACCGTGTGCACGATCACGGTGTCTCGGTGACGCTTCCACGCCGCCTCAGCCTTGGCCGCGTTGTCGGCAAGGTCCATGTGGATCGCGGTGAGGTCAGCCAACTCGTCGTCGGCGCGCACGATGCGCTCCTCGACCTCAGCCATGGTGAGCGGTTCCTTGTGGGCGAGGCCGTCACCGCCTGAGCGTTCGTAGCGCTGCGGGCGCGGAGCCTGCGGGCGTTGGCCCCGGCGTCGAGTGGGGCGCTCTTGTTGTTCCCAGCCGGGGTCAGTCACGAGTGACACCCTACTGCTTGGGTGTGACGGGGCTAGAGGGCCACCAGCCACCCAGCATCGACCATGGGGGGCACGCCGGTCCCGGTCACCCAGAACTCTGAGTTCGCTCGGAGGCCCATGACGGTCACGGTGGCGCGCACGTTGATGGGCGCCTCTCCCGTCGGCTCGCCAAGAACGAGTGGACTCGACTCGGAGAAGGTGCGGACCTTGTTGCAACCACATCCCATGGCAGCAACCTACTCGTCAGTCGATGGCTTGCGAGAACGTGAGCGCGAGGACTTGGACCGGCTGCTCGATGAGGACTTGGACCGGCTGCTGTCTGACGACGACCGAGATCCTGAGTAGGAGGGCTTCTCCGGTTCTGGCTCCGGCTCGGGAGCGACCGCAGTGGTAACCGAGGTTGACACGGCGGCCTGCACTGCCGGTTCCTCAGCCTTGACCTTGGCCTTCTCCCTTGCAGCGGCCTCTGCTCGCTTCTTGGCGAGGGCCTCCTTGACGGCGGAGGCCGAATTGGAGGGGATCGGGGTTGGCTTGGTACGGGCTTCTTCGATCCTCTTGAGTGTCGCCTTGGACACCTCCACCGGAACGATGTGGCCGTCACGCACCAACTTCATGGTGCGGTCGGAATCGTCGGGGAACTCGGCCGTCTTGCCGCGCTTGGCCTCGGGCATGTTCAGGGTTGCTCGGTACTTTCCCATGATCACGCAGGCTTCGAGTAGGTCGGGGTCTTGGGGCTGCCAAGGAGCCAACCGGCCTTCGGCCACTTCTGCTCCAACATGCGGACGACGGTGTACCACAGCGAGCCACCGATGGTGACGACGGCTGCGTTGACCTGAGCGGCATCAGCGTCGAGGCCACGCTCGGCCAGGTAGGCCACAACGCCCGCGGTGACGTAGGGAACCACGGTACGGATGATCGCAGCACCGAAGTCCACGGGGATGGCCCCCGCGGCGCCCTCGGTCACGACCGGCTGGTTTGCGTTCGGATCACTCATGCTTCCTCCACTGCTGAGGCAGTTTGGACCAGCCCAAGGTTAGCCGATCGTTCGATCGGGTCCAGGGTTCCCACCCAACCGACTACGTTCTTGTGGGCATCATGCAGGGGGTTGGCCGAGGCCCGGACCTCCGCCACGTCGTTGGTGCTGACGTTGACGAGGCGGAACAGGGCGGTGAAATCCGTCGGGTCACCAACGGCTCGGCCCCACATCTCGAACACCCGAGTGCGGTCGTCGGGGTGCAGCGAGTGCGCCCACCCCTCGCCGCGAGCGTCCTCAACGGCCAGGCCGGTGAGGCGCCGAAAGGCGGGGTTGGTGTAGGTGAACCAGCCGTTGGCGTCAGCCTCGAAGATGGGGACCTCCAAGGCCCGGTACAACTGCCGGATGCGCTCCTTGGCCCCGATGGCCTCGGCCAGCACCTCCTCGGCGTACTCGGTCAACTTCTCCATGCGCTCGTGGGTGTCAGCGAAGCGCGTATCGAGGCAGGTGTGGATGTTCTCCAACGCCTTCTTGATGTCCTCCTGATTGCTGCTCGTCTCAGTAGCCCATTCGACCAAGGTCCCTTGGCCATCCCTGAGCATGTCCATCTGATCGCGCAGTGAGGAGCCACCATTCTTGCCAGCGACCTTGGACTCCACTACGTCACTTACGACGCGAGATGACCAACTCGTGAGAGGTTCGGACACCAGACGACGCCAGACCCACCTGATGGCGCGCAGGATTGCCTGACCGATCGGCGTCTTGAGGATGATGCCGATGGCCGCGACTACAGCGGCGCCCCAGAGAAGCCACTCGCCGTTGGTATGCCACCAAGTGTGGTCAGCCAGAATTGGGTTCACCGATCATGGCTCCTCAGGGTGCAGCGAGGATCGCATCGATCGAGGCTTGGGACAGGCGGTAGTTGCGGCGCAGGGCTTCGGCGGCCCCCTCGGGCACGACGTACTCACCAGACATGGGGTTGGCGGGGGCGGGTGGGACGAGAGCCTCGGCGGTGGCGAGGGGGATTCCCGCTGTAACGAGATCGTCCACTTGGGTCTGCCGGTCTGTCCCGGCCTGGGTGATCTCAACATCCACGAGGGCCTTCTTGGAAGCCCAATCATCGATGTCATCGAGGTACTGCGCCCGCATGAAGTCAGCGAACTCCTCCTCGGTGACCTCGGTGGCACCCTCGGGAATAGGGTTGCACTCAGCGAAGATGTTCCCCTCGTCGTCGTGCAGACAAACGAATACCCCGTAGGTCCCGTTCTTCTCCCACCACTTGATCGTTTCGGTAGCCATCAGTCAGTCGTCCATGCTTCGAGGTTGAGGGAGCAGCCGAACCGCCACTGAACACTATTCCCCCCGGCTGGGACTTGGCCCGGCCCGCTCGCAACCTGCAGGGACCCGGCGATCTCTGCCGTGACGGTCTGACCGGCAAGCAAGACGATGGTGCCAGCATAGGTCCGAGGCCAGAAGGAGATGCCAAGAGCGCCATTCGCGTTGAATGGCGTCAGCGCCGTGTTGTATTCCACGAATGGCGCTTCCTGGCTGAACCCAACGGGGTAGTTCCGGTTCTGGTAGACGCCGTGGTAGATGTCCCACCCGTTGCTGATCCTGAACCCAGGGATGCTGCTGTAGGACAACCTGGCCAACATCGTGCGGCAGGTGTTGTTCGTGTAGGAGAGGCCAGCGCGCTCGGTCGTCTCGATGCCAGGCGTTGCGTTCGCCGGGAACCCTCCGGTTCCGCGATACGCGGCGAAGAAGGCGTCGATGTCGCAAACGGTCGTCCCGAACCCGACACCGCTAACGCCAGCCACGCCAGGCTTCGCGTTCACGGCGCCAACAGAAAGGGAGACGTGCTGGTGGTCGGGAGCGTAGAGGCCGCTGGCGGTGTGGCCGATGGCGTTGCACGCCGACGGGTTCAACTTGACGTAGAGGCCGTTGCCGTCGCAGTCAAGGCCGCGGGACGTGTCGTAGTCGATGCCGAGGTCGAGTTGGTTGGCCCCATTGATCTCGGCACTGATGCCACAGGAGGCTCCGCCGAGGTTGATGCCGACTCCTTCGCCCTCGGTGCAGATGAGGCCGCCATCGGGGTCCAAGATGACCTCGCCGGTCAACTTGTTCTCCTCGGTGATCTCCAAGTCCAGAGAGCAGGAGTCCTCAACACATGGGACGGTAGCCATCAGGCACCTCCTGGGGTCCACGCCGCGTCGATGGCGTCGATCCACTGCTGGCAGCGTCCAGAACATTCCGTGGCGGCGAGCACGTTGATCCCGAGGGCCACCTGTACGGCGGGGTCGAGAGCCAGGTCTGCATCGGCCTTGGCCTTCGTGGCCTCATAGCCATCCTTGAGGGACTGAACGAACTCGTCGGTCTTGGTCTGCAAGTCAGCGGGCGGCGTCTCGCCAGCAGCGTCGAGCGCGGCGATAGTTGCCTCGGCGGTGTCGAGGGCGGCCTGCTGGGGCGCCACCTTGCCCCCGATGTCGGTGGCCAACTGCTTGGTGATCTCGGCCATCGCCCGAACACAGTCGTTCTGGTAGTAGCCGTCATCGATGATGCTCATGGCAGACCAATCCTCGTCACCTGCAAGAAGGGAAGCCCCCAATTGAACGGAACAGGGATACCCGTGCCGTAGACCGGCCCGGTGTCCAAGACGGCCCCGGCGAAGGCGCCGTTGTAGTCCTCCGCAGCGAAGTCGGCCGAGATCGTGTCACCAACGGCGAGCGTGATGGTCCGAGACACATGCAGGTAGGGGGTGTTGAAGGGAGATGCCAGGGTCGAGTACCGGGTCTGCGCCGTCTGCCCGATGCCATCAGCGAGGCCACCAGCAGTAGTACCGCGCCAGAGGCGGAGCCGCAAGATCATGTCCCCGGCAGTGACCGGGTTCAGCGACCATGCTGGGTGGGTGGCCTGCACCAAGTAGACCCCAGCGCCACCAGCCGGGACCTCGATGTAGGTCGTCGCGTAGGCGGGACCCGCCCCGCACAGATGAGTGACGAGGCCGACCGCTTCTTCCACCGTGTCGTAGTCGATGAAGGTGTTCGAGGTGACTCCGAGGGGAGCGGGCGGGAGGATCGTCGGACACACGCCGTTGTGCACGATCGTGGCCCGCATGTCCACCGCGGCCTGAGCGACGGCAGGGACGTACACGCCGTCAAGTCGGCACTCGACCGTGTTGCCGGGGTCGGCGGAGAGAAGCAACTGAGCATCGAGGGGGGTGCCAGCGGCGCCATCTCCCGAGAGTTGCACGCAGTTGTCGGTGGCGGTGACGTTCAGCCGCGCCCGGAGGCCCTGGTCGGGGTCCGGCGAAGCGACGCACTCAAGGAGATTGGCCACGTCCGGCGAGATGATCGGGGTGGCGGTGACGGGATCGCCAGCGGTGCCGACACCTTCGAGATCGATGCAGTCGGTGTCGGCGACCACGATCTCCGAAGGCGGGACGTAGAGGCCATCGACGTTGCAGACGAGACGGTTGTCTACGAGGGGATCGACCTCGACGCTGATCTCAGCCGGGACCACCGAGTCGTCCACGGTGATGCAGTCGCCCGCGGCAGGAGGCTCCACGAGGAGTCCATCCTCTCCGCAGACCGCCTGGTTGTTGGCAGCGGGGTCGATCTCAAGGCCGAGAATGTAGGGCGCGCCGGGGTTGCCGTTTCCGGCGACCGTCATGCAGTCACCTTCCACGATCACGCAGTTGCATTCCGAAACGCAGCCGCACCTGGCCATCAGCGGTCCTCCTGGGGTCCTAAGTGCCTAGTGTAGCCCGACTACTTGGCCCCGATCTCGGGACCCAAGGTCCCGGTCGGGACATAGAGGTAGCGAAGGCAGTTGTCAACTTCCCTGAGTACCCACCCAGGGTCGGGGGGCAGCGCTCCTGGCTGCTCCAAGTTCCGCAGGCGACGCTCCATCTCGGCCACGCGATCGGCCAAGGAAAGCGACTCTCGGTCACGGTATGCCATCAGACCCCCTAGGTCACCGTTGTCTCGGCGTCAGAGCCGCCCTCGGTGTAGCCGAGAGGTTGCAGGTCGATCGAGACATTACCATCGAAGTTCACCGTGACTTGCTGCAGCCGGAAGTCATTGACCACATGGCGGCAGGTCGATTGAGTATCGACGCGCATCCTCATGCCGGGGATCAACTGCTCGACGGTGATGGGAGCCGTTGTCTTGAGGCCAGCACCCACGGGAGTCTCGATGAACTGAGGGTCCCTGAGCAGATCAACCCGAGTCTGAGCGGCGACACGGCACGAATCCTCGTCCAAGATGTCAGGCTCCTCGAACACCCGCACGAGATAGCCGTAGAAGTCGATGTAGTTCTGGGGCGCCTTGGCGGTGGCCTGGACCCCTTGCCCCTTGACGATCACGACCGTCGCCTGCTCATTGCCGCGATCGCGCACGATTGGGGGAGCGCTCCAATGCTCGTCAAGAAGGGTAACGAAGGGACTTGCATCGACCTCCTCACCTCCGACGATCACGTTGCGCGAGAAGGCCGTGAAGTCAAGCCCCGTGTCGGCCAACTCCTTGATGGCGTCCATCGCGTACTGGTAGACGTTGCCGTTGTAGGAGCGGTCGCCAACCACCCCGGTCAACTGCGTGATCAGGTTGATGTTCGGGGACCTATCTGGCGCCATCGCCTCCTCGTAGATGCGGAGGAAGATGTCGGTCAGGTCATCGCCGAAGAAGGTGAGGCTTGGGATGGTGCGACGGTCCCACCAAGCGGTGAGATCGTCGGCCTCAACGGCGATGGTCCCGTAGCCGAACGCCACATCAGTCACCGGACCGGCCCACTGATCGCGGCCATCGCGGTAGACGATGATCTCGGTCGCCCACGGGCGGATGTCCTCCCAACCCTCGCAACAAGACTCACCAAGGCGCCCCGACACAACTCCCTGCATGGACAGCATGGAGGTGTCATCAAGCACGCGGGTGAACTCGCCAGAGGTGGGCTTGAGTTCGGCGATTACGTTCTGCGCCCCACGGGTGACGAGCAGGACGCGCATGTCATTGCCATCACCCAGCAGGCCGCCGGACCGACAAGATGTGAAGCCCTTGATGTCGAGAGGAGTTGAACAGGTCTGCTCGCACTCGCAGTCGAGCACGATCGTGTCGGCGAGCGTGCGCTCAGGAACCAACTCGTAGACCTCGATCTCCCAGACCTGCCCACAGGTCATGACAATGGCGACGCATTGCTGCTCATCCTGAGCCAGCGAGAAGAAGGTTGAGGTTGCGGTGACTGGATTGACTACCTCGACATCGGCAGGACCGCCAACAGCCGTGATGCAGACGTTGGCCGTTGGGCTGCAGGTGTCGTCAGCGGTGACATCGGCGGTGACCTCGATGGCCATAGGTCACCACCCCGAAGCGGTGTAGCGGCCCACGGCGCCAACGCTGACCTCGGCATCAGCCGCAGTCTGACGGCAGTCGGCCTGGACCACGATGCAGAAGGTCGAGCACTGCCCGATGTCGAACCACTCGAAGGGCTTGCCGTCACCCGAGTAGATGTAACGCAGGGCGTTGACCACTCGCCCACTCGACAGAACCAACTGAGCGATGCGCTGACGGGAATCGATGATCAACTTCGAGCGGGCAGGCAACTGAGGAACCAAGATGGTCGAGCATGGCTCACGGCACTCCCAGAAGTCATCCTCGGGGTCGCACGGGCATGGGACCTTCTCGCCGAACGGGTTGCGGTACGCCTCGATCTTGAGATTCCGCATCTCCTCGGAGCCGGTCCAGACCTCCACCAAGGTGGTGGCCTCGTTCCAGTCGGCGGGGTTGGTGAAGGTGCAGCACTCGCGCGCCTGCTCCCATGGCTCGCAGAAGCAGTCCGTCGAGAAGATGGTCGGAGGGGGCGGAGGCGAAGGGAAGGGTCCGCAATCAGGAACGAACTCGTCATAGACGACCTCGATGTCCTCAAGGATCGGGCTGGTGTCCTGCTCTGCGCCATTCACGGTGGCGATGTAGAAGTTGCATTCCAGTGGCGGGAACTCGTCGCTGGGGTTGAAGTCCCAGCCGAGAGGCTCCCAGGACTTGGCATTGGTGAACCCGAAGGTGACGCCTGCATCGTGCATCCACTCGATCTGCTGGAACTGAGGGTCAGACTCGGGCACGTCGATGAAGTAGGGAGGCAGCGTCGGGGTGTAGCAACCGGGAACGTAGGCCGGGCTTCCAGCATTGCGATAGAAGAAGGTTGCCATCGCTTGACGGGTGGTCGCGTCGTTGGGACGGAACGTCCCGTCGCCGAAGCCGATCATGATGCCTTGGCTCGCACACCACTCGATCTGCAGGTAGAAGGGGTGTGCCGGGGCCACGTCCGTGAAGGTCTGCACGGCCGGTGGAACGTAGGGTGGCGCCCCGTTCTGGTTGTAGAACGCGACGGCCGCGCCCTGGCGGCTGAGGTCGATGTCGGGCATGAAGTTGGGGCCGGGGAAGCCCGTCATGATGCCGACGGAGTTGACCCACTCGATCTCAAGGTACTGAGAGTCGGTGGTGGGAACGTCGAGGAAGGTGGGGACGCCCGGCGGGACGTAGGGCGGTGATCCAGCCTCGCGGTAGAAGGTGAGCGCCGCGATGCGACGCAGCAGAGCGTTGTCAGGCCGGAAGGTGCTGTCGTCGTAGCCCAAGAAGATGCCCTGGTCGTAGGCCCACTCGATCTCGGTGTAGAAGGTGTCGGTGCAGGCGACATCTGAGAAGGTTGGCTGCACGTCCGCATAGCGGTAGAACACGATGGCCGCGCTCCGTCGGCTGAGGCAGACACCGGGACGGAACGTGCCGTCGGGGTAGCCGAAGAACAGCAACTCGGCGGCACACCACTCGATCTCCAAGTAGAACGTGCTCGTGGTCGGTACGTCGGAGAAGGTGGGCGTCGTGGGAGGGACGAAGGCCGGGCTGCCCGAGTCGCGGTAGTAGGCCGCTGCCGCCGCTTGGCGAGTGATTCCATCCTCGGGTCGGAAGGTGCCATCTCCGAAGCCGGTCATGATGCCGACGGAATTGGCCCACTCGATCTCAAGGTAGAAGGCGTTGTAGACCCCAACGTCGGGGAAGGTGGGCGTCGTCGGGGGGACGTAGGCCGGGGAGCCGTTGTAGCGGTAGAAGAAGGCCGCCATCGCTTGTCGCGTCGTGCACTGATCAGGCTTGTAGGCCACATCGCAGATGACGTTGATGGGGCAGTCCATCTCGTTAACGCACGCGGACTCCTCGTTGCGGGTGACGATGATCTCGGCGATCTGGATGCAGTCGCAGTCAGCGGGGGCGGGGATGTCCCCACTCCACCGAATCGGCTCCCAGGTCTGAGAGCCGGTCACCTCGTCGTAGTAGAGCCGCACCAGGCACGGCTCGACACCTTCGATGGCCCACTCGGTGATCTCGAAGCAGTCACAGTCGCCGTACCCGGTCGCACCGCCAGCACCACCGATGAAGGTGAGCGGCTCGAAGCGGTAGGTGTTGTTGGACTTGTTCCAGATCAACCTGATCGGACACTTGTTGGGCTGGCCGTCATCGCCACAGTCGGGCTTGCAGGTGTTGCAATCGCCGCATGGGTCGCAGCCGCGCGTGCAGTCCTCAGGGTTGTACCAGATGCCGAACCCGCAATCGATGACCGGATCGGGAGTGGGTGGATCGGTGTCGGGCGGCTCGGGCCGAGCCGCTGTGGTCGGGCACTCACAGATGCCGGGGACGACGGAGACTGCACACGGGGCAGGCGGCCACCCCGTAGCGATGGGGTCCCAGAGGAATGGCGTCCAAGTGTAGGAAGGGAACGGATCGATGGAGGCGAAGAAGGTGCACTCCGCAGACCCCTGCTCCACGAGGTAATCGTCGTTGATGTACGGCTGAGCGCAGTTGCCCCCGTTGAAGGGGTAGATGTTCGCCGAGACGGGCGGGAACCCCTCCTGGGGGTCCCAGCCAATCGGGGACCAAGAGAGGTCATCGTTGAGGTTGACCAGCAGGTTGTTGGTGAGGGTCCCCGTCCCCTGGGTCGTCTCGGCGTTGTCGGCCGGGACGTACTCCTCCAAAGTGCCAACCACCAACTCACAGTCCTCTGGCGGGCACCCCTCGTCGCTCTCGCTCCATCCCTCAGCGCACCACGTCAAGTCGTGACGGAGGTTGATGTTGCACTGTGGGCGCTGCGTCTCGCGCTGGACGATCTTGGTGGTGTCCCCGGTGGTGCAGGTGTTGCACAACTTGCGAGTGTCGAGGCAGTAGCAGTTCTCAAGGTCGAAGGTCTGATTCTCGATGCACCAGTCCACGTCGGAGAAGATGTGGGGGTACTCCGAGCACAGCGTGAACTCGACACGAAGCGACGTGCAACCACACTCGCCCTGGCAGCAAGTGCCCATCCGCTCCAACACCGTGGGGCCTTCGGTGAGGCCAACACGATGCTGCAGGCGAACGTAGTCCTGGGGGTCGTAGCCAGGCAGCGTCTCGAAGCACCGAACCTGAGTCGGGGAGTTCGTCGGGATCGTGACGCCGGAATCATGGAGGGTGAAGTATTCGGTGACCTGTGAGGTGAAGCGCTGGATCTGACGCACCACGTCGTCGCAGGAACCCTCCACGTTGGTGTCAACGGTGAAGGTGGTCGAGGCCCCGGAGCCAGACGGGGCAGTAACGAACGAAGTGACAGCCTCGTAGGGGATGAAGAAGGTGGAGATGGACCCAAGGTCGTCAGCAAGGACGAACCGGAAGGAGTTGCCCGCCGTGTAGCAAGTCGGGATTGGGCCTTCGGTGTTGTTGGGGAATCCGGCGGGGTCCGAGATCAGGTTTGCCTGCAGGGCATCATCGACCACGAGGGTGTAGATGCCACTCCCGTTGTCGGTGATCGTGAAATCCACATTGGTGTCGGGGATCGTGTCGGTGACCCCGACCTCGGAGGTGTAGCAAGAGTCCTCCCCCGGCGGGCAACACTTGAGCATGTAGAGATCGCCGTAGGCGCAGTCCTCACAGAAGTTGTTGCCCATGAGGGCTTCCTGCAGCCACCGCAGGCCGTACTCGGCGCCACAGCAGGTGCGCGCCAGGAGCCAACCCGTCACGGTCATACAGCGACCGGCAAGACGGAGTGGGCCGAGCGAACCTCCCGAGATAGCACCATCAGTGAAGTCGCGTCGCACCGTGGAGTCGAAGCCAGTGATCTCCTCGATGAAGAACCCGGCGAACTCCTCGGAGTCGGGGGCGTCCGGGTCGAACCAGGGGGCGTCATCAAGGCGCGGCGAAAGGTAGGCGCCATCGGGACCGGAACCCTGGTCGCAGTAGAGGCAGCGAGCGTTGGTGCAACCGCAAGAGGCCGCCACCGACATGTTGGGGTTACGCAGCCCCTCGATGCCGAGTTCGGGGTAGCCCTTCAAGTACGACGTGACGCGATCGTTGTTCCCGATCTCGGAGGAGTTGAAGTAGAGGTAGCCGGTATACACGCTGGTGGCCTCACCTAGTTGCGGGCGCCGCTGGACATCCCCTACATGATCGCACGTTCAGGACACCGGGGGCGCCTTCCATCAGCGCCGCTTCCGCATTGCTGCACGATCCCTGTTCCTGATCTTAGCGTCGAGTTCGCTAGCGGACTGTCCGTGGATGTGATAGGTATTGCCCGCGCCGGTCAGTGGGCCGCCGTCGCCAGCGTCGATAGCGGTGTTCCGATTGCTGGCTGCACCAGGCGCACGATAGTCGCCACCCTGGTTCTGGGCTTGCTGCAGCGTGCGGAGAATCCCCGATCGCCGAGCAAGACTCAGCGCCCGCATGGGGTTGTCCATCGGGAGGACCACCTCGGGACCGTTCTCGCCGAGCATGGCGTAAACGAGATCCTGCACGATGCCGCCGTCACGCAAGGCGGCGTGGACGTGGTTGTGGTGGGCGGCCATGGTCGCCCCGTCGTAAGCCTTGTCGCTGATGCCACCGGGGCCGGAGTAGATCAACTCGGACAGCACCCCGAGCATGGGGGCGAAGGCGCGATCGATGCGGAGCAGGCCAGGGGAGTCGTAATTGGCGTCGTTGGGTGCACCGAAGTCCACGGCGCGGGCCAGAGAGTGATAGGAGCCAGAGTCGCCTGGGCGGAAGGTGGAGTTCACCAAGTACGGGACGCCTGCCGCATTGAGGTATGCCATCAGGAGCGGATAGGAGCCGCCCTTCTTGTTGGCGCCGAGGAACGACCGCCACCCAGCAATGTCGAATCCAGCGGGCACGGTGCCCGTGAGGTCGAACCCAGGGGGCAGCCCGACGCTACTGATCCGAGAGCGGTTCATCTCCTCGGAGTAGCCGCGGGCGTAATCGAGAGTGGCGTCACCGACCTTGTGCATCGACTCCGAAGCGATGGCGGCGATCATGTTGTTCGGGTACGCAGCAACCACCTGATCGATCAGGGGACTGATGTTCGCGTTGTAGTCCGCAACGAGTGAGTCGTAGTCGAGGAGATCGGCCCATGGATCGGAACCGCTCGTGATGCGTGAAGTGGCCTGAGCCTGGCCATCCTCGAACGGGCCGCCGACAGCCCACCAACGCTTCTCGCCAGACTTGAAGGCCCGCAACTGCGAGTCCGTCATGTTGGCCATCATCTGCTCGGTCATGACGCCTTCGCCGTTGCGAAGCAGGGCGAGCGTCTCGTCGGTGTTCATTCCGCGCTTGGTGGGGTCGAACGAATCTCCGGTGCCATCCCCGACGATGCCGCCCTCGTGGAACACGGGGATGCTCAATCCCGTAGGGAGAATCGCCCCAAGGCCGACCGCAGTGGCGGCCGAGTTGATGAAGGATGCGAAGGGGTTCCAAACCTGGCTGGCGATCAGGGAGAAGGGTCGGGAGAAGCCTCGCGAGATGGCCAACGATACCTGCGCCATGACGACAGGGATCTGGCTCAGAGCGATGACGATGGCACTGATGGCCCGGATGATGATGGAAGCGGTGCCAGCGAATGCTGCGCTCATTGCCGTCAGCATCGCGAAGATGGCTGGTTGGATGGCGATGATTTGCAGCATCACGCTGATGACTCCCATGAAGGAGTTGATGATGGCAGCGTTGGCGACCGTAAAGGCAGAGGACACCGTTCCGGCCATCATGACGGCGGTCGAGGTGATGGCTGTCATCTGGGCCAAGATCTCTCCGGCCCCCACCATGATCAGGATGACCCTGATTTCAACATCCGTGACGGGCACTCCGTCAGCGACATCCATGCCGGGGAACTCGATGGGCAGGAGTTGGCCACCACCGGCACCACCGACCCCGGTCGGGAGGTCATCCATGGAGAATCCGAAGCCGCTGAACGAATCAGAGAGACTCTCGATACTGATGGGGCCAGCAGAACCGCCCGCCATGACCGTCTCGAAGGCGAAGCGGAACAGGCCAGCATCGGCCATGACGGCAGCAGCGCGGCCCGGCTTGGTCAGCGGGACGACAGCCTCGGGGCCATCCTCGCCGAGACGGGCAATGATGTCCTTCGTGACGATGCCGCCCTC